GCCACGGTCTATCCGAAGGGGCTAGTCGGCGTCGGATCGAACGAACAGTTCCGCGCGAGCGCCGACACCTACCGGGAACTGCTGGCAGCTTTGCGCGAGGCTTGGGCCGAACGAGCCGATGCCTACACCGCCACGACCCTGCGAGCGATGGCCCTCAAGATCATCGAGATCACGGCCGACATCGGCGAGTGCACCGACGCCGCCCTGCGCGCCGACTTCGACGCCAAGGACGTGGCGCGGTTCGCCGCCGACGCCGCCGACGCGGCTAACGCTCTCGCTGCCGGCGACCCGTTCGCGGTGATCCTGACGAGCGGCGCTAACGAACAGGTCGCCGCATGACCCGCCCCTCCCTCACCGTAGTCCGCCCCGGCGCCGAGAGCCCAACGGCTGCCGCCGCGCGTGTCCAGGCTCAAGCCAAGGCCATGGCCGACGCCGCCTATGAGCACCTGCTGGTCGCCATCGAGACGGCCGCCCAAGCCTGCGCTGACGTTCAGGCGATCGAGGCGATCCCCAACGGCGTCCGCAACGAAGGCCGCACGCTGATCCGCGCCTGCAACGCAGCGATCCAGCACATGACCTCGATCAAGGCGAGGTCGTGATGGGCGAGCCCGATCTCACCGGCCGCACCGCCCGCTGCTCCTGCGGCAAGACCAACCCGTCCGACACAGCGGCGCCGGGCTTCAAGGAGCTGCCCTTCTTCGAGTTCCGAGGCGAGGGCTCGTCGGCCGCTGCCCTGTGTGCCTGCGGCTATGCCGAGGTCGCGCACGGCTGCCAGCGGGACCGGGAGCAGAAGTTCACCTGCGGGAACTACGCGCCTCGCGGCGGGCAGGAGTTCGACAGCTTCTATTGCGGCTGCCGGGGGTGGGACTGATGAGCGCCGTCGGCTTCCTCGTCTGGAACCCGTCGCGCTCTGTGCCGACGCGTGTTCACGACACCATCGAGCGGGCGCTGGCCGAAGCGGAGCGCCTGACCCAGGCCAACCCGGGCGAGCGGTTCGTCGTCATGTCACCGGTCATGTCCGGCTCCGACGCCACGGTCTCGAAGGCGTGGAGCGACGGCAAGGCCGAGGGCTACGCCGAGGCCCGCCGGGAAGTCATGCAGGCCGAGGCCGTCTCCGACCGGCTGGGCGAGCAGCTGCACGCCATGCGGCACACCAAGGCGCTGATCGACAACATCGCCGAGCACCAGGCCGCAGTCGCCGACTGCATCTGCTGGTTCGACGGATTCGCCGCCGCGCACTCGCCCCGCGAAAGCTGGGAGCGCCCGCACCTCCCTGACCGCGAGCGCATCCGCGCCCTCAACGCCGCCCTTCAACGTCTGCTGCCGTCGTCGGCCGCCGACCTCGATGACGAGATCCCCTTCTGATGACCAAGCCCCTCGCTGACGGCATCTACATCAACCTCAAGCCGGAGGACTACTTCGGCCAGGACCGGCTCGGCTCGACCGACTTGACCGTGCTGCACAACAGGCCGGCCGACTGGTGGTACGGGTCGCGCCACAACCCTCACCGTCCTGAGCGCGAGTCCTCCGACGAGATGGATTTCGGCTCGGCGCTGCACGTCCTCCTGTTGGAGGGCGACGACGCCTACGCCGAGCAGATCATCCTCCGCCCGGAGGAGTACCCGGAAACGGACCGCAAGGGCATCGAGACCGGCATCCTGAAGTCGTGGAACGCGAACGCCAACTGGTGCAAGGACTGGCTCGAGGCGCACGATGAGCCCGGCAAGCTGATCATCACCGAGGACGCTGATCGCCGCGTCCGCCACATGGCCGAGCTCGTCCGCAATCACCCCGAGCTGGGCGGTCCGATCCAGGCGGGCATGTCCGAGGTCTCGATCCTCTGGACCACGGATGACGGCATCCCACTCAGGGCGCGCTTCGACAAGCTGCTGCCGCGGTTCACGGTCGATCTGAAGACGTTCGGCGGCGACGCCAAGGGCATGAGCACGACGCAGCAGTGCATGGGGCTCGTCGCCTCGCGCAGCATGGACGTCCAGCGGTTCCTCTATTTCCAGGCCCGGCAGAAGATGGCCGAGCTGCTCGCCGCCGGCGCCCTGCACGGCGCGACCGGAGCCGAGGCGGACTGGCTTCGCAAGATCGCCGCGATCGACGACTGGCGCTGGTGCTGGATCTTCTACCGGCGCCGCGACGACAAGAAGGGTTACGCACCCATCGTCAAGCCGATCATGCGCTCGCACTTCGACACAAGCTTCGACACCGGGCGGCAGAAGGTCGGCGTCGCGCTCCAGAATTTCCGGACTTTCCGCGACCGCTTCGGCTTCGACGTCCCTTGGGCCGTGGTCGAGCCGTCCGACGAGCCCGCCGATCATTCCTTCCCGCCGTGGCTCAAGGACGTCGCCGAGCCCGTCACCTTCCCCGAGCCCCAGGACCAAGCCGCATGAACGCCATCGCCAAGATCGACCCCGCCAACGCCCCGCTGAGCACGGTTGTCCGGGGGATGCAGAGCCAGTTTGCACTCGCCCTGCCCGAACACGTCTCGCCGGAGCGGTTCGTCCGCGTCGTCGTCACCGCGATCCAGTCCAACCCCGGACTGCAGAACGCCGACCGGGACTCGGTGCTGGGCGCCGCGATCAAGTGCGCGCAGGACGGCCTGCTGCCGGACGGACGTGAGGCGGCGCTAGTCGTCTACGGGACCAAGGCACAGTACCTGCCGATGATCGCGGGCGTTCTGGCCAAGGTCCGGCGCTCCGGCGAGCTGCTGACCATCGCGGCCCATGTCGTCTACGAGAAAGACGCCTTCGCCTACACGCTCGGTGATGATGAGCGGATTGACCACCAACCCTTCCTGACCGGCGAGCGCGGCAAGCCCATCGCGGCCTATGCCGTCGCCAAGACCAAGGACGGCGGGATCTACCGCGAGGTGATGTCCATCGCGCAGATCGAGCAGGTCCGGAACGTCAGCCGGGCCAAGGGCGCCGGGCCGTGGGTCCAGTGGTGGGACGAGATGGCCCGCAAGACGGTCCTGAGGCGCCTTGCCAAGCGCTTGCCCATGTCGACCGACCTGCAGCAGGTCTTCCAGCGCGACGATGACCACTACGACATCCGGGCCGCTGAAGGTCAGGCGAAGCTGCGGCGACTCCATGCCGACTTCGACGAGCCTATCGACCAGGCGCCGCCGCCCGCTGAAGGCGATCCCAAGGATGCGGTCATCGTCGCCGAGGTCTCGGATATCCCGCCCGCCGAGACCGAGGAGACCTTCCCCGGCGACGACAAGACCGCGCCGCTGCCCGAAGGCGTCATCACCGGCGCCCAGCTGGCGGAACAGCAGGAAGCGGCCAAGCCGTCGCTGGCCGAGCGGATCGAGATGTTCAAGGCGTCCTGCGCCGGCAAGGGCACGACCGACCTCGCCAAGGCCTGGGCCAAGTCCTCCGTCCTCCGCAACGACCTCGACGCCGCCGATCCCGACACCGTCGTCATGACCAGCCACGAGCTGCAGGTCTGGTGGCAGGCCGAGTTCGACAAGGCCGAGACGGCTGAGAAGGGGGGTTGACCATGGCCGAACCCCTCGACCTCGACGGTGAAGACGACGGCCGGGCCGAACGCGACGACGCTTGGGACTCCACCCCGACCGATCCCCACGCCGTCGCCAAGGCCCGCGACGCCTACGCCTCCCTCCCCCGTGATCCGGTGACTGGCCGGCCGGTGATCGGATGAGCCTGACGTTCGGATCATGGTGCAGCGGCATCGAAGCTGCTTCTGAGGCCTGGCTTCCGCTCGGCTGGCAGTGCGCCTACGTGGCCGAGATCGAGCCGTTCCCTTGCGCCTACCTGCACCAGCGCCACGGCGCCGGCCGACCCCGGTACATGCCGAAGCCGGACGAGGCCGAGCCTGAGGACCGCGCCCGCTGCGCGACGATGATCCGGGCGAACAACAAGCTCCCCGAGGCTGGGCGGCTGATCAACTTCGGCGACATCAGCCAGGTCCGTGCGAACGAACTGCCCAAGGTGGATCTCATCGCCGCGGGCTTCCCTTGCCAGGACTTCAGCATCGCGGGCCTGCGGGCATCGCTGAGCGGCGGTCGCGGCTCCCTTTCCATCACTGGCGTGAGGTTACTCCTTGAAGCCGCAGACCTTGGACTTGTTCGCGGAGCCGTCCTCGAGCAGGTCCCCGACGTCCTCAACACCGTCGACAACGCCTGGGGGAACATCCTGGGAGCTCTTGTCGGGGCAGATGCTGCCCTTGAGGGACTTGAGCACGGCGGGAAATGGCCGCGTGCAGGTATGGTTGCCGGGCCACGGGCACGGGTCGCTTGGCGGATTCTCGACGCTCAACACTTCGGTCTCGCCCAACGACGCGAGCGCGTGTGGGCTGTTGTCGATTTTGGAAACGGGCCCGATCCCGCAGCGGTTCTATTTGAGCGCAAAGGCATGTTTGGGCATCCTTCGGCGAGCGGCCAAGCGCGGAAAGACGTTGCCGGCACTCTTGATGCGAGCCTTGGTCGCAGTCGCGGGGCAGGAACTTCACCCGGAGCCGTCGTCCCCGATGGGACACAACGGCGGCCCTCCGTTGACGTAGCCTCGACGCTGCTGGCGCAGGGAAACGCCTCTGGCGGTGATCGCCCGCCTGGCACAACGGTGGACACCTGCAACACCCTGCTGGTTGCCAGCCACGACGTGTCGCCGTCTCTCAGAGCGCAGGCGCAGACCGCGAACCGGCTGGATGCTGGGGCTGTAGTCGCCCACAGCCTCAGGGGCGAGGGCTTCGACGCCAGCGAGGACGGGACGGGTCGTGGAACGCCTATCGTTCCCGTCGCCATCCCCATCAACTCGGACGCCACCCGCGATGGCCAGGCCGCTACGCCCAGCGCCGACGCCGCCGGCCGCGTTCGTCTGCGCGACCCGGGCCTGGGGATCGGATCGGATGGCGACCCGATGTTCACCGTCCAAACCGGTGCCCCCCACGCCGTCGCCTACTCCATCATGCCCCGGAACAGCGGCAAGGATTACAAGGCCCGCGAGGTTGACGTAGCTCAGCCGCTCATGGCCAGCGGCCCGGTGGGCGGAGACCAGGGCGGCGACTACATCCTGCAGCCGATCGCGTTCAACGCCCGCCAGGACCCGATTCATGGGCCAGTCGTTGGGCCAGTCGATACCGATGGCGGGACGCACGCAATCGCCTTCAGCCTCCGAGGCCGTGAGGGCGGCGCCATGCCCGAGGTCGAGCGCGGCGATGTAGCGCCGGGACTGCGCGCTGCTGATGGCGGCTCAACGCGGCCATTCATCGCCTTCGCCCAAAACCAACGAAACGAACTGCGCGAGATGGAAGTGTCGGGAACCCTGGCCGCTGAACCCGGGATGAAGCAGCAGACATTCCTCGCCGGCGAGATGGCCGTCCGCCGCATCACCGTGGTCGAGGCCGAGATCCTTCAGGGCTTCCCGCCGAACGCCACCCTGATCGACTGGCCGAGCGGCAACCGCAAGGGCGAGGACCTGGCCGAGACCATCGCCTATCTGGTCGGCCACGGCTTCACGCCGGAGCGTGCCGCCGAGGTGGCCCAGACGCCTGACGGGCCTCGATACAAGGCCATCGGCAATTCCTGGCCGGTGACCGTGCCGCGGTGGATCGGCGAGCGCATTCAAGCTCTCGAGGTCGCGGCATGACCCGGCAAGACCTCATCGCCTTCGAGCGCCACGTCGCCGCGACCTACCGGCGTGAAGCGAAGAAGCGGACGAAGAACCCGGCGCTGGTCGAGCAGCTGAACGCCTGGGCCGAGGCATCCGACCGCCGCGTCGAGTGCATGCGCTCGGGTCCGCTGTTCAGGGGCTCCGACGAATGAAGTCGATCCGCACCACCATAACCCTGGCCATCGCCTGCTTCGCGCTGGGCGCGGCCGTCTACCTGGCCTTCTGGCATTCAGCCGAGCGGCCCGTTTTCATCAGCATGGAGGGCCGTTGAATGGCCGAGGAAGAACACGACCTGACGCCTGATCTCGAGGAGCACGAGGAAGGCTTCAAGAGCGATGGCTACCCGACGCTACGCTCGCTGTCGAACGCCATTCAGGTCTGGTCGATCTCCGTTTGGGCCGCGCGGCGAGCTGATGGCGGACCCGATGCGCAGCCGATCACGGTGGCCGACGTCGCCCTGTCTTTCATGCTGCCAACCGAGCTCGTCGCGGCGGCTGTCGAGTACCATTACTGGATGTTCCTTGACGGTGACGGCCCGCTCGAAACCCGAACCATCGAACACGAGGGCGAGTAGATGGCCGCCTACGCCGCCACGACCAACGTCTCGGTCGAGAACAGCCGCGCCGAGATCGAGCGGACCTTGCGCCGCTACAAGGCCGACGCCTTCGCCTACGCGACCGAGCCGGCCAAGGCCATGATCGGCTTCCGCATCGGCGGACGGCAGGTCCGGTTCATGCTGCAGATGCCAGACCCCAACAGCCGCGAATTCACGCAGCATAGCCGGGGCCGCCGCGAGCCGGCCGCCGCCGAAAAGCTCTGGGAGCAGGCCTGCCGTCAGAAGTGGCGCGCCCTCGCGCTGGTCATCAAGGCCAAGCTGGAGGCCGTCAGCGCCGGGATCACCACCATCGAAGACGAGTTCCTCGCCCACACCGTCCTGCCCGATGGCTCAACGGTCGGCGCCTGGATGCAGCCCCAAGTCGACGAGGCTTATCGCGTCGGCAGCATGCCCCAACTCCTGATCGGAGGCCCCGCCCAATGACCAACACCATAGGACAGAGAGAGAAGCTGGCCGTAGAGGCGCTGATCGAACGCGGACGCGCCGCCTGGAAGACGCTGCTCTATCCGTCTCAGGCGAATGGCGACTTCGCCGTGTGCAATGACGCGCTCTGCACGGGCCTGGGCACCACCGCCGTCCTCGCCGGAGCCGACGCCTTGCGGGAGGCGCTGGACGCGCTGGAGGCCCTCTACGCCCACCCCAACACCGCCGGGGAGGTGAAGACCGGGGAGCGTGAGGCGAGGAAGGTGACGGTTGGCCCGTGCGCCAAGAACCCCAACGACCGCCGCCTGTTCGTTGACGGCCATCAATGGGCGAAGGTTTACGGCTGGGACAAGGCGTCCGTCGAAGCGCGATGCGACGAGATCGTCAAAGCCCTCGCCCTTTCCCCTACAAGCGGAGGGGGGACGGGGGCCGGAACGGCCACGGCATTCGTCGCCGGCCCGACTTGGCAGGTGGATGACTACTGGCACACCGAGATCCAGGCCGACGGCGGAGACAGCCTTGTCGCCACACTCTATGGAGCCAGCGAGGCGGAGGTGGTTGGCTATCGCGACGCCTGCCTGCGCGCCCTCTCCGCCGCCCCTTCATCTCCTGAGGATATTGGGGGTTTGGAATGAAAAGCTCATCCGTTGATTCACGCGCTAGCTCGCTACATGGGCTCGCCACCAGCGATGGCGTCAAGCTGGAGGAGATGGCCGCCAACTCCTATCGCGACTTCCACGCGAAGGGGCTGGACTACCTCTGCCTGCTGCGGACGCCGGAACTGACCCTGAAGGCCTACTTCTTCGAGGGCGACGTTTCGGCGCTGCCAGAGGTCGTGGTGCCGCATGATCACCGCTATCCGTTCGAGACGTTGGTGCTGGCGGGAAGGTCGCGGAACCGCCGCTACATCCGACAGGCACGCGGGCTGTTTGGCGCCGCGCCCTACGAGGCGTTCGACTACATGACGCCCCTGAACGGCGGCGACGGCTTCTCGTGGTCCGAGACCGATTGGCTGCTGGAGACCGAGGACAGTCCGTATGTCGCGGGCGAGTTCTACGCCCAGCGCGCCGACGAAATCCACACCATCCAGGTCGCCGACGCGGGGACGGTGCTGATCCTTAAACAGGGCGCCGACGTGGTGCCGCTGGATCGACCGACCCGCGCCTATCGACCAGCCGGAGTGCGCGAGCCTCCGAGTCTGGACGGTCTCTACTCGCCGATGGGTGTGGATCACGTCCGCGTCCGCCTCGAACAGCTAGGGGCTCTGCGTTCGCTGGCAGCGCTCTTGGGCGTCGCCGCACGGCTAGCTCCGGGAACTCCTCAATCCAAGGCCCAAAACAATGAATAGCGAAGACAAGCTGATCGAGCGGTTGCGGACCCATCCGGCGTTCGGCCTCTCGCTCGACGAAAGCAAGGTGAACAGGCGCTTGCTGGACGACGCGGCTGACGAACTCTCTCGCCGAGCCTCCCGTATAGAGGAGCTGGAGAAGGCGTTGGGGGCCACGCCGGTCGCCACCTACATCGCCGACGAGGAAGACGGGGGCGCCGTTGGCGTTGTCCTCGACCTGCCGAACGGTGACCAGGTTTGGTGCGGCGAAGTCTCCCGCGACCTGTTCGACGAGCAGGACGCCGACGTTCAAGAGGAGATGGTGAACGACTACGGCAACTTCATCATCCACGCTGCGAACGGAAAGCCTACCCGCATCCTCGCCCGCGCCGCTGATCGCTGGGCGGCCATGGACATTGCGACCGCCTATGCCGAATGGGTCGCCCGCCAAGCCCTCTCCGACCACCCGGATAAGGAGGGAGGGAAGTGACCACCGTCGCCGAAATCGAACGGCCGGCAGTGACCGATCTCGCGTCGGACCGGCTTGACGGCGTCCCGGCCATCGCCGCCTATATCGGCTGGCCCGAGCGCAAGGTCTACCAGGCCCGCGAGCGCGGCTGGAGCACTCCGATCCGCAAGCGCGATGGTGAGGGCATCTACGCCTTCAAGTCCGAGCTCTGGGACTGGTTTCACGCCGACGAGACGCTGCCGGTCAAGAAGACCGCCTAGGGGAGCCGAATGGCCAACGTCCGAAAGGTCATCCACCCGTCCGGAGAGATATCTTGGCGGGCGACGGTCAAGACCTCGGATGGCCGGCGGAAGTCTAAGAACCACGTGCGCAAGGCGGACGCCGACGCATGGGTCAGGGCCAACGATGGGGCCAGCGCCACGGGCTCGGCGACGATGCTGGTTATCGACCTGGCCCGCGATCACAACCGCTGGTTCGATGGACTCGTGAAGGCCGGCGAGCGCGCTCAGCTGACCAGCGACGGCTACGACAGCCACCTCCGCATCCACCTCGCGCCGGACCCGATCGCCAAGACTAAGCTCTGCGATCTCGACACCCCCGGCGCCCAGCAATTCCTTGACCGCATCATCGCGAAGACCGGCTCCGTCGAGACCGCGCGGCGGGTCAAGAAGTCCCTCTCGGCATGGTGCGCGCACGGCCAGCGAAACGGCGTCCTGAAGTTCAACCCCGTCGACGGGACCAAGGTGGTGCAGAAGCGGAAGCGGCGCGCCGAGGCCAAGGTCTTCATCCCGCCCAAGGATCAGCTCGCCGCCCTGTTGCGCGCCTCGAGCGAGGGGCCGGACGGCATCCGGGGCTCGGCCGTCATCCATCTCCTCATGTTCGCCGGCCCGCGCATCTCCGAACTCCTCGGCATGGCCGACGCGTCGGTCGAGCTTCGGCGGCCGGACGCCAGCGGCAGGGCGGGCGGACTACTGCGCATCCATGAGACCCTTTGCTCGCGGCACGTCACCCTGGGCGAGGTCAAGAGCGACGACGGCCTCCGTGACGTTCCGATCGGGCCATCTGCCGCGGCGGCTGTCAGGACCTGGAGGGTCGCCAGAGGCCCGGTGGCCGTCGATACGGTCGATGGGGCCCGCGTCATGGGGCGGCTGTTCCCGGGCCCGCCCGGAGGGCGCCACGGGCCGTTTTGGTCCTACTCGGACTTCCGCCGCCTGTTCTGGAACCCGCTCATGGTCCGCGCCGGGCTGGGCCGCGAGGTCAAGAAGGGCGCCCACAACAGGATCACGGTCGACTTCGGACCCCACACCCTGCGGCACGTCTTCGCGTCGATCCAGATCGAGAACGGGGTGACGCCCAAGCGGCTGCAGGCGCTCATGGGGCACGCGACGTTGGCGATGACGATGGACCTATACGGCCACCTCTGGACCGACGACGCCGGCGACCAGGCCATGGCCGAGTCCAGCGAGCGGATCATCACCTCTCGGACCTGACAGCGCCGCCGGAGCGCCGCGCCCGGCCAAGTCGTTGAATTTCCTCAACGCCGCGCCGACTGCAAATCCTTGCACCCCGGTTCGATTCCGGGCCAGGCCTCCAACTCTTTCCCTTGCTGCGTAAGGGATTGAGCGCGCCGCGACTGGTAGTCGGCCGCCCGCTGCACTCCCGCTGATTTTCCTAGGTTTTCTCAGGTTTCCGCCGCCTGCCGCCGAACTCCGAGCGCCGCGCGAGCGCCGCGACGTTCCGATTTCGTTCTTGCCGGGCCATGTGCGGGAGCGTAGGACGCTGGCCGCAATGGCTGGCCCGAAGACCATTGATGACGAGATGTCCGTCAGCGACCTGCTGCAGCTGCGCTGCGGCGCCTGCGGCTTCACGTTCGAGGCGACCAGGCAGCAGGCGATACGGCGCTACGGGCGGCACGCCTGCATCGTGGTGATCAACATGACGTCGACCTGCCCGGAGTGCGGTGACAAGCGGTCGACCTGGGCGCGGCTGCTGCCGGGCGAGGCGCACCGGCGGGCTCTGGCGCGGCGGCGCGGCGCCTGAACGCAGAAAAGGCCCCCGGCGTGAACCGGGGGCCTTCGTCGTGTGTGGCCCGAACCCTAAGGCTCAAGGGCAAGGCGTGGGGCGAGTAGCGTTAGCGCGGACCCGAGACCATCAGGACATAGAGCGCCCAGACCAGCGCCGCAGCGCCCAAGACGCCAGCGACCAGACCCACCGCCAGACCGGCCCCGAACGCCAGCGCAGCCATGCTATCCCCACCCCTATGACGATGCCCTGAAGGACGAAGGCTCCGTCCCACATCAGGCGGCGGCTTTCCGGCCGTAGCGGCGTTGCAGCGTCAGCATCGAGACAAAGTTGATGTCGGTGATCACGCCGCCATGGCAGGTCATGTCGACGACACCCCACCACCAGCCCGTAGCGCTCATTTTGGCGTAGCTCTCGATCGTCCCCCACGGCATCGCACAGCCAATCTCGACCATGCTGATGCTCTCGACGGGCCCGATCTTGGCGGCATCGTGTACCTGGCGCCGGTGGGTGTGGCCGGAGACGATGGGGACGGTGGTCTTGTTCGCCGCCCTCTGGGGTCCGGTCTCGCCGCCAAAGGCCCGCCCTGCCCCGTTGATCGGGTGATGGGTGAAGCCGACGCCCTCGACGTAAAGCACCTCGCCATAGGGACGGGTCCGCCAGCCGAATTGCGCGAACAGTTCATCACGGGCGAGAGTGAAGGTGCCGGCGCTTTCGGGGTTGGCGTTCTCGAAGCGCTCCAGCCGATTCTCGTGGTTGCCGTAAACGACCGTCTGGCGGGGCTTGTAGTCGGGATCTATGCCCGCGCGCCATTCCTGAAGGCTGTCCTTGAGGTTGTCCATGTCGGCGCGGATCGAGGGCTTTAGCCGGGCGCCGAGCGTTTCGTTGCGGTCGTGCTGATTGACGCTGTCCCACGACGACCAGTCGCCGATCTGAATGACGCGGTCGAAGCGCTGCTCTGATGCGTAGCGGGCGATCCAGGTCAGGCATTCAAGGCGCTCGGGATGGCGCGGGTCCTGATGGGCGTCCCCGATGGCCAGCACCCGTTGCGCCGAGCCGTCCGGCCGGGCCAGCGCCGGGGTCGGCAGCGGCCCGTTCTCGATCACCACGCGCGGGACAGGCTGCTGATAGCGGGCCGGGCGGTAGAGGCTCCAGTCCGGCTCAAGGCCGTAGAGCGTCTCCGCCGTGCGCAGGCGGCTGTGGAAGGCGCTGATGGATGACACGGCTCCTTGCGAGATCGCCCGGGTGGCAGCCTCGGCTACAGCGCCGCGCCCGGCGCCCGTCAACCCCTGCGGGCGGTAGCCTTCGCGAAGGGCCGCCTCCACGCGCGCAACCGCGTCTTCCGCCAGCTCGCGGGACAGTGGAGGCATGGCCATCAGCCGACCTTTTCCTTGCACCACGCCCGGGCTTGATCGAGGCGCTTGGTGTTCCCCCGCGCCCATGGGAGCCACTGGCCCCAGATGAACAGGCTCAGCTCCGGCGGCAGGTCTTCGGGGCGCAGCCCGGGCGGCGGAAGCGGCTCGGGGCCGATCTCAGCCGCCAGACTTGCCGGGCAGGTCAGAGGGGCCGGGATAGGCGCCGTCGGACCAGAGCGACCGGAGGTCGTGCACCCCATCAGCAGGAGCGCCATCGCAACGGCGGGAAGCGTATCCGGCCTGAAATGCAGCACGGGCCTGTCCTTTCCAGAATGAAGCCGTGTCGGTGGCGTCCAGAGCCTCCCGGGCGGCGTTTTTGGAGATCGCGGTGTCACGGGAGGCGATTGCCTCGGCGGCCGCCGTGAGGGCGTCTGAGGCCTTCCGCAGCGCGACTGACTTGGCGGCGCTGGAGGCCTCGGCACGGTCGGCGCGGGAGACGGCGCCCCAAGGAAGGCGTTCCCATCCGGCCATGAGAGCGAGGCCGGCCGCGAGACCGACGCCGCCGCGAACGCCGATGAGCTTGAGGAGCATCAACGGAGCGCTCATCAGTCCCACCACGGCCACGTCTGGGGGATCAGCAGCGACAGCCCGTACATGGCCCCGGCGATCAGGAGCATGGTCACGACGCCAAGGCCGATGCCGATGGCCGCGACCATGAGCAGGTCAGCGGCGCGGGTGTCGGAGAAGGTGACGGTTTCGTCTTCGTCGTCGATCATTGCGCCCACTCCAGAGACTTGGTGGTCACTTCGGACAGGCGGCGAAGCCAGCCCTTGCCGAAGGTCGGGAAGGTGCGAAGGGAGCGGTAGAAGGCCTCGCGGCGGCGCTCCAGACGACGAACCAGCGTGGCGGGCGGAACAGCGGCCACGGCGGCGAGCGTCTTGGGACCGATCACGCCGTCAGCGGTGACGCCGACGACCTCCTGAAGGTAGCGCCGCGCCTTGGCCGGGCCGCTGTTCACGGCCAGGTCAAAAATCATGTAATCGACGCCATCGGGGAGATCGTCGCAGCGGGCCGCGTCCCAATAGGACTTGCGATAGATCGGGGCGACGTCGGCGGGCTGGAGCGCCCTTACCTCGGCCTTGGTGGCGCGGCGGCCAAGGTGATCCCCGAGCGTGCCGATGGTGACGCCCAGATTAGTTGCGCCTCCCGGATCTTGTGGATGGTCAACGAATCCGCCCTCATGCTTCAGCAGCAGGGGCAGACAGGCGTCAAAGCGGTTGGTCATGGTGCGACCTCCGTTGTCGTTGTCGTGGTGACTTTCGCGGGCGGCTCGGGTTCGTCGTCGCGCTCGGCGCTGGCGTGGAAGCCGTCCTTGCCCGCGTTCACCGCCAGCTTCAGACCGGCGATCGCGGCGAGGGCTAGGAAGATCAGGGCCCCGGCGATAAGCTGGCCCTGCCCGAGAAGGTCGAGCTGCTTGCTCGCCTGCCCGGCTGGCCACGGACCCTTCCAGATCACGAGGCCGTAGCCGACGAAGACGACGGTTCCCGCAATCCCGGCGCCGATCTCGGCCCAGGTCGCGAGGGAACCCGCACGCATCATCCCTGCCCATGTGCGACCGGGAGCGTGCCATAGTAGAGAGGGGAGGTTCATTTGCTCGGCGCGCGGCGGCGGAGCGGTGCGGGGGCGAGATTTCTCTCCAGCAATTCCCGCATGTACTTGAGCTGCTCTTCGACCCTGATCAGGGACTCAGCAGTCGTGCGGTGAGCCTGCGCTTCCGCATCGACACGGCGATTAACCGCATCCAGGTCCCGCGTCATGGCGACCACGGTCTTGTCAGCCGTGTTCACCCGACCCTCCGCGTTGACGACCTTGGCGAAGTAGAATCCCAGGATCAGCAGCATCCCGTCCTTGAACAGGCCGACGATGATGCTCACGCTGTCCCGATAGGCCGGGTCGATCTGCTTCCCGAGCGCGGCGATCATCGGCGTGTAGAGCAGGCATCCGGCGAGAAAGCCGAGCGCCAGGATCGTCGTGGTCTGGGGGAAATTGATGATCTTCGGCCAGCGGATTTCGACGATGAGCGGCGACTTCATTGCACCCCTCCCGCGCCGTGGATCAGCGCCTCGATCTTCGGCTTCACCGCCCACCAGAACGCCAGGATCGAGACGGACACCGCCGTCGCCCCGCCGATGAGCGTGTAGGTGAACTTGTCGTAGAGCTTGAAGCGGTCCTGCACTTCCCTGCGGAGGCGGACGAGGTCCCCGGCCATCCCGGTTCCGATCCAGTCGCCACGCTCGTCCTGATGGGCCTTGCCGACCCGGTCTGAGATGTCCGCGAGGCTGCGCTGGACGCCCTGGTTGGCCATCGTCAGAAGGCCGACGTCCTTCGCCACTTGTTCGATCTTCGCCAGGATGTCGGCGTGGCTGGGGTGTTCAGGCAAGGCAACGCTCCTGCGGTCATTCGTCAGGGGATTGTGAAAAGGTCCTGCGTCTGACCATGTGTCGCCGCCGCGCGGTCTGGCGTCTGATGGTCATTCGTCAGGCGTCGGGGCCGTGGGGGTGCTCGAACACCTCCACGGTCGCTGCGGTTGGATAGGGAAGCGGCCCGGCTCAGGCCGGCTTGCTATGGCCCGGGCTAATCGCGCGCGGGGGTCTTTTTGGTGTCCCTGATGATCTCGCGGAACACGACTGTCAGCCGGCGGGCCCCCGTTAGGGTCAGGTGTCCGCCGTCAAAGTAGAGGGGCCGACCGTCCACTTCGGAAAGCTCGCAGTCGGGACGACAGAACACGTCAGAGGCCGCATAGCGCCGGAGCCGCCGCGCCTGGATATCGTCGAGCCCGGCGAAAAGGTCCCGATTGAACGCCGCGTAGTGGAGCGCATCTTGCCGGATATCCGGCCGTCCGCCCTTCACCGATGCCTCATACAGCGCCCTGGGAACGCCGTAGGGCCACACCGGGACCGGCTCGATGAGCACCACATCGACATTCGAAGTTGCTACGAGCTGGTCGAACTTCTTCAGATCGATTGCGCCTGGCGAGTTGTGGACCACGATGGCGTCGGCTCCGATCCGCCGCGCTTCCGTGTTGATCGTTTCCACTCCACAGTCGGCAACACCGGGTGCGCAATTGGCGGCCATTAAGTAGAGGGCGGCTCCTTCATCGCGGGCCGTCTCTGCGAACACGGTCTTGATCGAGTCGGCGTGGCTGTCGCCGACCAACAAAAGTGTCGTTTCGCCAGGTGGCGTCAACGCACAAGAGACGTCCGTCGGGGCTTTGATCCGCGCCATCTTTCCGCAGCGGTACTCGGTTCGGTCCCCCCAGGCCGCGAAGATCAGGCGCTGCTCCGGAGTAAACCGAAGCCCCAGCGCGATAGGAGCAGCTGCAGAAACTATGGCCAGAACACCGGCCAGCAGGGCTTGAACGCCCCAGTACTTTTTGCCCTGGCCCTTCGCTCGCATCGGCCACTCGACGAGATGGTAAAGGGCCACCGCCAAGGCTGTCGTTGCGAAGACCAGGCCCACCATCTCCGACGGCCCGGGTTTACGGAATATCCCACCGCCGAAGGGCTCGTAGAGGTAGAGGGCGATCAGCGGAAAGTGGACGAGATAGATCGAGTAGGAATACTTCCCAAGCCAGGCGCCGCCCTGACCGAGCCAAGAGCGCGTGACGACGGCGGGGAGGCCGAACACCAGGATCAACGCCGACGCCAGCACCACGCCAAGGGCGGGGATGTGCGGGTGGAAGCGCTCGCCGATGGGTACGAACGAGATTGCGACTAGCCCGATGGTCGCCGCCACCGCCACCACCCCACCGGCCTTGGTCCCGACCAGAGACGGCCACCGCGCCAGAGCCTTCGCTGCGAAGAAGCCGAAGAGGAATTCCCAAAGCCGAAATGGGGTGATGAAGAAGGACGTTTTCGGAGAAACGCCCGTGACGTACAGACATGCCGCTAAACTACCAAGAGCGGCTAGGACGACCACGGCCGGCTGACGGCGCCAGAACCAGGCCACCAGCGGGAAAACGAGGTAGAACTGGGCCTCAACCCCGAGCGACCAAAGATGCAGAAGCGGGTTGAATACTCCGCTGTTGAAGTAGGTCGTCTCCATCCATGGGCCGACGTTGCCGGCCAGGACGGCGGAGAAAATCGCGAACCGACTGACGTCCTCCATTTCGTGGGGCAGCAGCAAGAGCGCCGAGGCCACAACAGTCGCCGCAATGACCGCGAAATAAGCGGGCAGGATCCGGCGCGCCCGGCGGACGTAGAACTCGCCCGCGGTGATCTTTCCAAAGTCGTAGAGCGCGCCCATGAGGAAGCCGCTGACGACGAAGAAAAGGTCGACGCCGAGGAAGCCGCTCGGGAGCCAGTCAGGCCTCAGATGGAAGACGAGGACGACCAAAATCGCCAATCCCCGAAGGAATTGGATGTCCGCCCTAAACTCTGTCTTCTGTAGGCTCATGACCCGCCCGAGTGAACCATCCGAACGGCGGACAATGCTTCATCGCACCTCGTTGAACAAGCTACTCTAGGTTCCGATCAAACCGTGGCTGATCTGGTCGTCAAGCAGCGCCTTAACCCGCTCCGCAAGCTGGGGGAGAGTTACGGAGGCGGTGTCGAAAGTGGCCCGTGTCGCCGTGCCGGTTGCCGCCGTCCAACCCGTCTTCCTCGCACCCACCACTTGGGTGCCACCGATCTTGTAGCTGGTGACCATATCGCCGTTGTAGCCCTTGATGTCGCGCCACAGCTGCCCTGCCTGGCCCAGGTCGTAGGTGTTGTCGGCATGTGGGCGCAGGACGGCGTCGGTGAGCTGCATCCGCGAGGCGCCGTCGACTGCAAAATAGATGCCGCCAGCGCCGGATTGCACGGCGAGAAGACCGCTGAGTCCGTGCCCAATAGTGACGTCGTCGTTCGATCCTGATCGCGCCAAAAGGGAAAGCGCACTCGATCCCGCGTTGTTCAGGATGGTGTAGGCTCGGGACGCTGGCAGGCGGATGTTCTGACTGACGCCGAAGTGGCTGCCGGCGCTGTAGGTTAGCTCGACGGCGCTGGCGTCCATGCCGTAGCGAACCGTGAGGCCGGGCGCCACCACTCGGGCGGAATAGTTGCTGATGTTGCCGTTGTTGACGAAGACGAACCCCGAGCTGTAGTTGCAGCCGTCGTCGAGGTTGATGCCGCTGACACCGGAATCGACCGTGAAGGTGATGTCGCTGAACTGCACGGCGCCCCATGCCGCGTTCGAGACCCCCATGCGCACATCGCCTGTGACCCGACAGGAGGCGTAGCTACCACCGTTGATCCCGGCGCCGCCGCCGCCAGCCTGGGTCGTGATCTTCCCGCACTTCACGTTGGTGAGCTGCTGCGAACCGGTCTCGACGAAAAGGAAGCCGCCGGTAGCCTGGGAGGAGTCGAGACCGGTGAACTGATGGTAGAGGGTCGGCGTGCCCGAGACACCGATCTCGAAGTCGTAGCCAGCCGCCGTCGCGTCAGCGGTCTGGTAGACGTCACACTGGCCGATGACTTGGAAATGGCCGCCCGTCGCCTTCACCGCACGCCCGTAAGCCCACCGCGAGCCGCAATTGAGCAGCAGGACGTCGTTGCCCGAAAATTCAATATTGTTGCCGGTATAGGTCGGTGTCGCGGCGTCGCCTCGGAAGGAAATGCCCTGGATCACGACACCCTGGCCCGAACTAGCCAGGATGGGTCCATTTGCGTTCTTGATGATCCTAACGCAGCCCAGACCAGTGATGCGCTGGCGATCTGCGGCTTGCGCCAGGTTGTTGGCGTAGTAGTCGCCCTCCGGGATCACGAAGGACGCCCCCGAGGTTAAGGCCTTCTGGAACACGGTCGAGATGTCGGCTCCCGGCGTCACGGTCCCGAAATCGCCGATATCGACCCATCCACGAAGCTTGAGCAAAACGGAACGGGTCACGCCGCCGGTCAGGTTCGAGAGAAAGTTCACGTAGGCCGCCGAAGGGTCGGCGAGGAACTGTCTGGCGACCGCGACGAGGTCAGTCACCGCCATGGTCGCAGCGCCTGTGAAGTAGGCGAGCTTGTTGGCGGCTCCGGTTAGACCGGCCAAGGCGGCGGGATGGCCAGCGAGGGCGAGGGTCGTTGTTGCCGAGCCCGCTCCGGACGTGACGGAAATTTGCCCGGCGCTGCCCTGTACCGGCCTGGTAGCCGAAGACCGCACCCACGCCCCGATTGTGAGGGCGTTGTCGTCGGACTTCACGATATTCACGTCATCGTTCTGACCAGTGTAGTTTCCTAGCGTCCATTCGAAGATGGAGCCATCGTAGATCATCGACGTGTCGGTCGTCGCGGCGGCCTTGAGCTGGGCGAGAAGCGCGCAGACGTTCCCAGCCGGGCCCGGGGCGCCCTGGATGCCGCGTCCGCCCTTCCTGGTGACGTAGACGCGGCGGCCGGCGGCGATCGTGGTGACTGCCATGGTTCAGATCCCCGCGAGTACGGTGAAGGGACCGTTGGAAAACACGGCCTCAAGGCCATCCACATCGGTCACTGTGATGGTGTAGACGTAGGTCACCGGGTCGCTGGCCGGCGTCGCCGCGGGAACCAGGGCGATGTCCTCTTCCCGGATCAGGATCTCGAACTCACCTTCGGCCGCGTCGGTCAGGGTGATGACCGACAGGTTGGCGTTGATCGTGGTCGAGACCGTGAAGACCGGGGCGACGCCGTATGCGGAGGCGACGCGCAGGGTCAGAACCCATCCGGTGATGTCGAATCCGGTGTACCTCCAGGCCTCCTGGAAGTCGGCCGTTCGATACGCGCAGATCGGCTCGTAGGCCGCGCCGCTATCGCAGCAGCTCATGGGCTCTCCTTGGCCCATTCGGGCCGGCGTGATAGGGCTAGGACATGCGGAAAGACCCGAACGTCATCGACGCCGAGTTCGAGATGATCAGCGGACCCAGGCCGAGCCCGCCGCCGGATGAGCGAGATGGGCTACTGCCCTACCGCGCCAAGGTGATCCTGCGCTGGATACTCTGGCCGTTGATCGCGTTCGGAGTGGTCGCGACGGTGTTCGGGCTGGCTACTGCGCCGCCGCAAGGCCCCCGAGACGGCCACCCGTCCGCGACAGGCCCTGCCGAACAATCGGGGCCACCAGCGGCTTCTTACGAGGCGCGTTAGCCAGCGCCCGGGCCGCGTCCAGAGGCGGCAGCATCAGGATCCGGCCAGCCTCGTCGCTGACCTCCGGCGTCATGCCGCGAAGGCGGCGCATGTAGACGTCACCGCCCAGGTTCCAGCCACTCTTGGCGAGAGATGCGGCGGTGCCCCACAGCCCCCCCTCCTTGGCCGACTTCACGGCGTCAATGCCGGCGTCCAGCAGCGGGGTCGCCTCCTGCTCCTTGATCGCTTGGGTGATCTCCGAAGTGATCGAGCCGGCGCCGGGGGCGTATCGCTGCTCAAAGGCGCGCATGGCGTCCTCGTTCTTGGCGAGGTCGATGAGCGACGCGGCGCCATCCCGCCCCAATGCGGCCTCCAGCTTGCCGCGCACAATCGGCGTCGAGAACACACCAGGCTTCAGCCGCCCGCTCTGGGCGAGCTGGAACGCGGCATTGGTGATTCCGGCCTTCCACGCCTGCTTGTCGCCATCGCTGAGCCGGGCGAAGCGGTCCTCGAACTGGCGCGCCGTCATCTTTTGCGAGAACAGGGCGTTGGAGCCATCGCGGAACGCCTCCATGGTGCGCGGAGCGTCGCCGCCGGCTAGCAGCGCAGCCTCATAGGCCGGGCTCAGGCGCTTCATTTCCGCCCGGAAGGCTGTTGCGGTGTCGTTGATGGCCCGCCCCTCGGTGTTGAGGTTCAGGCGCTTCGTCACCGGGTCTCGGTAGCTGTCGAGAACGTCGTCGAGGCCGCGCTTGACGTAATCCATGGTCTGAACAGACGGCGCCGAGATGCGGACGTTCTGGCCGGTCTCGTCCAGATCGAACCCGAGCGCTTTGGGATCGCGTCCCTCTTCGGCCGCGATGCGATAGGCGCGGTTGAGCGCGGACTTCATCGACGGACGGGTCATCAACACGTCCAGTTTGTCGCTCTGCGGGGCGAATGGCTGGGCGTAGGCCTCCTCGTAGAGCGGCTGAGCGGCAGCGCGCTGCTTTGCGGCCAAAGCCTCCACATCGCCCAGCGCCGCCTCTGGAGCGACGCCCGTGGCCTGCTCGAAGCCCTCAAGGAGCCGCTGGGGCCTATCGATCGAGCGCGCCGTCAGCACGCCCTGCAGGGCGTCTCCGGTCTGGCCCTCTCGGCGCGCCAAGGCGGCAAGCGCGGTCATTCCGCGACGGCCCATAACCTCCGCGGCCATGAACGGGGTGTCGGTCTGGAGGGCGGCCAACTCCTCGGGGCTGACGCTGGACTGGCGTTTCGCGTAGCCGATCGCCCGGCGGGACACGCGCGGCGCGGCTTCCGGAGGCGATGGCGGGAGAAGCTCGCTCGGAGCCGCCGCCGTCTTTCGCGGGATCGCGCCGCCAAGCGCGCCGAGCGTGGCGCCGAAGCCCGCGCCGCCGGCCGCCGCCGCCGCGCGGTCGCCGATGTCGCCATCGGTCGCCAGGAAGCCAGCCGTGGCCCCCATCGGAGCGTTGTAGAGCGCGCCCTTCCCGGCTCGAATCGCGGCGGTGGCTCCTTTGACCTCCGGCATCAGCGCGGCGCCCATGGCCGTGCCCGCCGCGCCGCCGCCATAGTAGCTGAACGGATGGGTCTCGCGGAGTTGGCGATCCTCGGCGTCTCGTTCGGCCAAGCGCTCGCCGAAGCGTTCAGAATAGCTGCCATCGAGGAGACCGGGAAGCGCCTCGATCCCAGCTCCGATCTCGTTCTTGCCGCCCAGCAAGAGGCCGGATGTCAGCCCGCTTTCGGCGGCATCGACACGGCCGCTTTGTGGACCCATCCCCATCTTGTAGCCGATAGGGTTGATCAGTCGATTTCCCGCGCCCATCAGCGTCTGCGAGATCGGCTCCGGCGCCGGCCCCACGGTGCGGCCCTGGCGGTCGATAGTGTAGCCAAACTCCGAGACACCACTGTCGGGGGTCTCGAAGCGAGGATTGTCAGCCGACCCGGTCGGAAAGTCGGTCCTGATGCCGCCCATGCCACGAATGGCGCGCTCCTGGCCGACCGACACCGGCTCGCTGGACCCGGCGAAGGTCGCGGCTCCGCTCCCGGGCTGCATCTGCGCGGCGGCGTAGGCGGCCGACTGCTCGTCAGGGGCGTCAACCTCGAAGGTCGCGCCGTTCACCTCGACTTCGAAGGTCGGCATCTACTTCCTCCGAACCGTGGCGGTCTGGCCGTTGGGGAGTTGGACGGTCGTGCCGCCGCTCGACTTGCGTGGCGCTGCTGCGAGACCGGGCATTCCGACTTGAAGGCCGAGAAGATCGGCTTGCGACGGCGTCGAGGACGGAAATCGCGTCGGAGGTGTGAAGGCGCCGATGTCATCCATCGGCGCCATGCGGGACCGCTCACGACGAAGCTGCAGCCGCTGTTCCTTGAGGGCCACGGCGCGCTCGTTGAGGGCCGCGATCTCGGTCAAGCGCTGGCGGACGTATTTCTCGTCGTTGATGTTGGCGAAGATTTCGTTCCATGCCCGCTGCGCGTCGCCCTCGGTCTGGACGCCCTTGTTGAGGCGTAGGGTGTCGTTGCGCAGCTTCTCCATGCCGGCCTTGAACGAGCCAAAGTTGCGGGCTTTCTCATCGGCGGTTCCGGTCCAGAGCCCGGCCTGAGCGGTCAGGTTCGCCACGGGGCCGAAGTTCAGCTCGCCTCGGTCGATCTGCTCGACGAAGCGGCCGAGGACGTTGTTGACGCCGCTGGCGAGTTCCAGGGCGTCGAGATCCTCGTCCTCTGCCTTTTGGAGCGATGCCGGCATGGGCTTGGTCGAGGATGAGGGCGGGTCAGGCGGAAGGCCGGATGCGATCGTGCGGGCGCCGCCGGTAGCCATGGGGACGGCCTGGCCGTTCTCGACCGCGAACATCGCGCCGGCTAGACGCTGCAGGGTCGTGGGGTCCTGCATGTTGAGCGGCTGGGTCGGGTTGACGCCGACAGCCTTGGCCACCGTCGCGGCGTAGGATCCGCTGTCGTTCTCGGATGGCGGCGCCCAGCGGTCGATGATCGACTGCACGGTGTTGAGGCCGCGTCCGCCGTAGGACTTCAGCAAAGCCACCGCAGCGCCCTGCCCCGCCGCCGGACTATCGAAGATGGCGAACCGGCCATCGGAGCCCTTGTAGCCGGGCAGCGACTTGGCAAACGGGCCGTCTTCGATGTTGCCGGGGTTGTTGTTGCGGATGCCGCGCGGCTGGCGGCCGCCGACAGGCCCGCCAGGCACCTCGACCAGAGTACCACCCTGCGGGATGTTGACGACCTCACGTTTCGGCGGCGCCGTGTAGAGCGGCTGGTTCGTCGTTGGATCGAACAGCGTCGTTTCCGGCGAAAGCTCCAGCGGCGCGTTGGCCTTCTGGCGATCGGTCTGTTCGGCGAACGTCGGGCCCCGCGCTTCGCTGAAGTTGACCGAGGGCTTGCCGTCGGGACCGATCGTGGCGACGCCGAAACGGTCATCGACCTGTTCAAGCCTGGGCGCCGTCGAGAACCGGCCGCCGCTGTAGACGCTCGAGCCGCCAGCGACCACCTTGGGCGCATAGGCCTCGGCGGCGTTCTTGGCCCACTCCTCGGGATTGGCCCTGAAGACAGCCATTTCTCGCGGGTCGGTGATGGTGGCGGTGGCGAGTTTCGTCAGTTCGGCGAGGCGCGCATCCGCAGCCGCCTTGGCGTCACGCTGCTGCCACGCCTGCCGGGTCGCGGCAAGGTTCCCGCCAGCCGATCCCGGCGCCGCGTCCAGAAGGCCGGAGCCAATCAGGAAGAGGTTGTCCCGCCAGCCGTTGGGCTGCCCACGTCGCGGCGCGGCTGGCGCGGAGGGCGCCATGGGCGGGATCGCGGACCCGGCGCTGCGGCGCGGCGCGGTCGGGGGAGGTCCGAACATCAGTGCAGCTTTCCGTAGTCAACCATGAGGTAGCCGGTCTCGTGCATGGAAACCGCCTCGGGATCGGTCGCGAGGAGTTCCTGGGCCATGACCCCGCGATGCACGGTGTCGGCATCCCAGACGTAGCGGTAGTCGTACCAGCGGCGCCCCGCGATCTCCCCGACGAAGCGCACATCGGTCTTCAGCCTGGCGTCCGAGAACATCGACGCGGCCTGCGCCGCCGTACCCGCGATCTGGGTCCAGTTCGGGCTCGTGGACTGCGTTTGCTTGCCCTTGGTGGTCGCGCCCGCGAAGAGTCCGGGGATGGAGCCGATGAGGCCCATCTGGCCGCCGGCGCGCTTGAAGCGGTCCTCGTATTCGCGAAGGAATTCTTGGTACTGGCGGTCCAGATCGGACTGCTCCAAGGCCTGCTCTTGCGAGCCGAGGGTGTTCATGGCCTCGACATCGCGAAGCGCCATGCCCTGCTCCTGATCCGCGAAGCTGCCGAGGAGCCCCGCTGCACCGGCGCGAACACCGGCGCCCGACAGGTCGGCGCTCTGATTGGCGAGATCGGCCTGGGTCTTCCGAGCGAGGTCGTCGCCGAGGAGTCCGGCGGCCCTGTCGAAGCCCTGCGACCGAAGCGTGCCCGAGGTGTTGGCGGCGGTGCGCAGCGCGGCCTCGTTGGTCAGGCTGTCGGCAACACCGTGACGGCTCCCGCCCCAAGCTCCGGCCTTGGTGAAGTCGCCGGAGCCGCCGTTTATGGCCTGCGCCCGCTGGCGCTCGACATCGCCCAGAGCGCCCTGCACGACCTGATCCTCGTAGGGGTTCATGTACGGGCCCAGGTCCGAGCCCGCGAACTGGCCGGCGGTGACCTCCATGGGATTGTAGTCGATCAGGCCGCGCGCTCCCGTTTTGGCTTGGCCAAGTGTCTCGGCGCCCTTGCCGGCCGAGAACAGGTCCCGCGCGCCGATCTGGGTCTCGTTCATGCCCGCCGACAGTTCATCCTCGTACCCCTTGAAAGGCTGATCAAGGAGACCCTTGGCCGATTGAAAGAGCGGGTTGAAAAGCGACGCGGTCGCCGCATTCGGCGTGCTGGAGCTTTTCGAGGTGGAGGTAGATTTCGAGCTCATAGGTCTTTCACCAGCAACACCACGCGACGGAAGCCGAGGGGTGCAAGCACCCGTTCCCAGCCCTCGCGCCCCTCTAACGTAAGTCGATCACAGCCCCAGGCTTTAGCGTGCTCGGCGGCGCTCCGCGTCATCGCGAGCAACTCCGCCTTGTCACCACCGCCAAGCCAGATGTGGAGATCCTTGTTGATTTCGGTCACGGCCGCCGCGTTGGGCGCTGGCCAGAACTGGGCCCTCTCGGCCAGCACCTCGCCAAGCACTCTCTCGGGCGTCCAGTCGCCCATAGCCGGCTCAATGAACGGGAGGCATCGCTCCCACTCTGACGCGAAGGTCACGCCACGCCCAGCAACGAGAGCAGGCGACGATGGCTGCTGGAGCGCATCGGATAGAGGTCGAGTTCGTCGCCGATCGCGTGGGCGGACATCCGTTCGGGCAATTCCGGCCGATCGTCGGTGCGCAGCGGAAACACGACGTGGACGATGTCGCCGTTGCGGGTGTGCTCGACGACGCCGACGAGGCGCGAGATCGCGACCCTCATGCCGACACCGTTGAGAGATTGCCCGAGGTATCAACGACCAGCGCCCAGTTCCCGCCGTCGGCATCGGTGAGGATCAGGCGGCCGGCGCCGATATAGTTATCGACTCCAGTAGCGAGGACGTTGAGAAGCGCCCGTTCCATCTGTTGTCTGAACTGCACCTCGTTGAAGGCGCTGTAGCCCTCGTCGGGCTTGGGGAAGTTGATTTTCATCGACGGCCCTGACTGGTGATGTCGAGGCGCGCCGCGCCCCAGCGAGCGCCGCCCTCAAGGAACTCGACCTTCATCTCGACCTGACGGCCGGACAGGTAGGGCAGATCGACCGGCGCGGTGCTGATCGAATACGGCCCGTAGGTCGTTGCGGTGAGGTTCGGGGCCTCCCGGGTCGAGAAGCTGACGCGAGAGTTGCCCAGCGTGCGCTCATCGGGGATCAAGCCGCTGACCTGAACCCTGCGATCTCCGCTGCCGAGTTCGATCGGGCCGGTCTGGGCGAAAGGAACGGCGTCGTCCCAGTCCTCGCCGGTTTCGTGGTTGTAGACGATGCCGTCATTGCCGATCAGGATCGGGTTCGAGAACACACCCGCCGACGCGCCGGAAAGCCGCGCCAAGGCGCCGACGTTCCAGTAGCGGCCCTTGTAGGACCAGAAGACGTAGCGATCGACCTCGGTGGATCCCGCCGAGGGGTAGAGCCACCAGACCTCGCCGAACGCCGCGTTGTTCCAGCCCGAAACCTTGCTGATCTGGGTCAGGTTGATGTCGGCGAAGACTTGGTCGATGACATCGCAGGGAAGCTCCTCGACGTAGCCGTTGTAGACGAAGAACCGGCCCTCGCTCATCCAGACGCAGCGGGCGGCGTCGATGACGACTGGCGAGCCCTTGGAGACCGGACCGCAGTCCTGACCACGGCGCTGGAAGCCGTAGACGACGGGCGGGCCTTGATAGACGCCGGCCCAGAGATCAACAGTGGTGAAAATCAGGGTCTGGCCACTGACCTTGCGGGCACAAACCAGCGTTCCCGGCGTGTTGAGATCGAGGTCGCCGGCCTGATTGTCCGCCGCCGGCGTCCAGACCGTCTCGTTGCCCTGATCGGACCAGCTGACCTTGCGCTGGGCGCCGCAGAGCAGGATGTTCTCCTCGGTCGCGACAAGGAAGGTCTGGCTGGCTGGGCTGTTCGTGATCTTCGCGGCCACGACGGTCGGATCGAGGTCCCAGCGGTAGAGCTTGCCGTCGCCCTCCATGCAGCCGACGAGGCGGCCGTTGAGGATGTCGAGCGTCCAGACGCTGGCGGGGTTGACCGTGCTGGGGTCGGGGCGCGGCGTCCCGAACAGGCCGGCGCCAAACAGCCCGGCGCCAAAGCCCGCGCCCGTGACCGCCGTGGCGCGACCGGGGACAAAGCCCGTCGGCGTGATGTCGCTCAGGGCCCCGCCCGACGTCATGACGTAGAGCTTTTGTTCGGTGCCGACGCCGATCCAGCGGGCGTTCGAGTTGTCCTTCCACGGCAGCACCGCCCTGCCCTTGCCGGTCACGGCGGAGGCGGAGCGGCTCGTCCAGCCGCCCACAGGCTGCAGGTTCGGGTTCCAGCGCACCAGCGAGGCGTCTCGGTAGTAGCCCTTGGTCGTCCGGTCGGTCCCAAAGGCCCGAACGCCCGGCTGGATCGGCACATCGACCCACGACATCAGGTCGTCCGCTGGTAGCTGTAGAAGGCCAGTTCGGAGCGCGTCGTAGCGCCCGTGGCCGTGTCGGTGACGTCGCAGGCGATGGTGGCGGTCGCGGTGGTCAGGGACGGCACCAGCGCAACGCTGGGGGTGCCCGTGGCCGTGGTGTCGTTTGTGATCGACCAGGCGCTCGAGCCGTCATTGGCGACGACCACCCACTGATAGGTGTAGGAGCCCGAGCCCTGATCAACCGTGACCGTGTTGGCGGCAAAGGCGTTGTTGCCGGTCGAGCCACTATCGCCCTCTGAGCGCACCGACAGTCGGGCGATGATGCCCGTCGCGCCGGCGCAGGCAAGAACCGCGCCGCTCAAGAGAGGTTGACCCCGTAGACCCACCACTCCGTCGCGGTCTTCTTGTCGATCACGCATTGGGCGGGGCCGGTCAGCGTTCGCGAGCCGGTGCTGTTGGTCGGAACCCAGCGCAGGGTGTCGGACGTGATGGCGATGGTCAGGGCCTGGCCAGCGACGACGGAAAGCTGGATCTTGCTCCCGATCGGGAAGGCGACCGAGGCGTTCGCGGGGATCGTGACCGTCGTCGAGGCCGTGAAATAGATGTCCTTGCCAGCGTCGGCCATCACCAGACCGTAGGGCGCGGCCTTGTCGTTGTGCGGGGTGCCGAGGTAGCCGATGGCCGTGGTCGTCGGCGTCGCGGCCGGAGTGAGGTCGGCGCCGGCCGAGAAGGTCTGCTTCGACGACCAGGTATTGGCGCCGTCGTTCAGGGCCACCGTCGCACCGGAGGTCCCGGTGTTGACCGTGGCGGACGTTCCGAGACCCAGCGTCCCCCGCGCCGTCGCCGCGTCGGCGTCGTCGAGAAGGCTCCGGGCGAACGCGGTGAAGGTCGCCAGCGCCAGTGTTCCGGAACCGTTGGCATAGGGCAGCCGATCGGCGACAAGCGTCAGGCCCGCGAACGCGGCGAGGTTGGCGTTGTAGGCCTGGACGTCGGTCCCGATGGCGACGCCGAGATTGGTGCGCGCCGTCGCGGTGCTGGCCAGGCCGGAAAGATTGCCAGACTTGAGCAGCGTTAGGCCCTGATTGGCGAACGCCGTGGCGTCGATGGCCTGAGCCATCGCGATCAGGATCAGGCCCCAGGTATCCTCGTCGGCGTTGTTGTCGGGGTATTCCCAGCCGTAGTTCGTGGTCGTGCCCATGTGGCCCCCTAGATATAGCGGCCGGTGCGACCGGGCCGGCGGCCCGCCATCGCGGCGACTTCGGTGCGCAGACGCGTCTTCACGGTTTCCTCGGGGTAGGCCCGGTTGATCGCCTCGACGGCCGCCGTGTAGGCGCTGGTCCAGTTCGGAAGCCGCTCGTCCTGGGCCATGATCCCGAACTGGACGAGGGCGCCGTAGAGGTAGGCGTCGGGGTGGCGACAAAGGATCCAGTTCGACGGATTGGCCGGCGACAACCCGCAAGGCTGCTTGGTCATGACCAGATCGGCAGTCCATTCTCGATCGGGCGTCGGGAAGAACTGAAAGCGGTCGCCGATGATGGTGTAGTACCGCGGCGGCGGGTTCGAGGTCGTGAACTCGGAAGCCAGGATCGAGCGCCACTCGCCCTCTTGCTGGCGGTAGAGCGCCATCGTGCCCTGATCGAGATATTCGAGTTGCCAAGTCGGGTTGTTGGCGTCGCCGGTCCTGATCGTGAACGACTTGACCGCGATCATGCCGCTCGGGACGCCCTCATACTCGTATTCGATGGGGTACTCGATCGCCTCATCCATGGGGCGGACGCGCACTTCGCGGGCCATCTGGGCGTCAGCGAGCGTGATGCACAGGGGCCACAGCGCGGCCTGATCAGACCGCTTCGAGAACGCGCCCAGCGCCGTGAGGAGCTGGGCGTAGGTGTCGATCCCCACCGGCCTAGGCCTGGCCGCTCGTGATGGCGGCGCGGCGGGCGACTTCCTCGGCGATCACATCGACGGCCTCATCGGCCGACAGGTCGCCCTCGCCACCCATGATCGCCTTGGCCAGCTTGACGCGTTGGGTCCAGTGCAGATCGGCCCAGTCGGTCGGGATTTCGATGCCGGCCTGTTCGGCGCCTGGCTCCGGCGCGTCGGGCTCGACAGCGGACTCGGGCTTGGGCGCCGCCATCGAACCACCGGGCTTGCCGTCACCGTCGCCGTCGAACTTGGCGACGCCGGCCTCGAGTTCGGCGACACGGGCGGTCAGGGTCGCGATGGTGCGGTTCTTGCCGTCGATCTCTTCCGTGAGGCGGACGACTTGGGCCTCGGCGCCCTCGGCGCGGTCCTGCGCGGCCTTGAGATCGTCGGCGAGCGGGTTGCGGTCCTCGGCCGGCGCATCGACCACATAGGGGGTGTCGCGCCAGCCCTTGGGAACGGCAGTTTCGGACTCGAAGACGCGGCTTTCGCCGCCGGGGCCGTAGCGCCAGGCCGGGAATTTGGACATTTTGAGCTCTCCATGGAGGCCCGCCAGCGAGTGCCGGCGATTGTGATAGCCTCGACTGGGTTGGTGGATCAGACCGCGACGGCCCTTGTCGGACCCGTGACGACCTCGTGTTCGGGGTTCGCCATCAAGGCGCCCAACAGGCCGCCGCTGCGGTCATGGTGAAATTCTGGTATCTCGCGGCAAAGCTCGGCGAGAACCTGGGCCTGGAGCAGGAATTCCGGCTTGGTGCTGAACATCCGGTCGCCGCAACGCACCGCGATCTGGTCGGCGGGCAAGTCAACCGGATAGACGTGGCTCCCTTCGACGCCGAAGGAGGATTCGCAGCCGAAGAAGGTCACGGATCGATGGCCAAGCCACCCCGCGAGATATGGCGCGACGGTCGCGGTTGTCGGCCCGCAATGGATCTCGTCTTCGGCTAACCGATACGTGGTGACGTGCGCCTCGGAAAGCCTGTCGAGCAGGGCCGGTCGGGCAAAGATCGTGACGAGGGCTCGATCGCCGGGGCTGGGGATAAGCCAAGGCTGGTCCTTGGGGTCGGCGGTGAAGAAGGTCGCGGCGACTCCGCGCGCCTTGAGCCACATGAAGCTCTGGTTGATGGCCCAGATCGGCCCCCGCCAGTCTCGGAGATCATCGAGACAGTCGGCGAGGGATTGCCCCCCGCCGACCACCGCGACATCACCGACCCGCTCGATGTGGGGAAGCCTCCGCATCAGGGCGAGCGCGGCATTACGCTCACACTCCTCGGGTTCCACGGACGGAACCGCGACGAAGTTCATTTAGGCGCCGAGACCCTTTTCGGCCAGAAGGGCGCGCATGCTCGACACCAGGGAGAGCAGGGCGTTCATCTTGGCCGAGGTCGAGAAGCCGAACACCGGGCCGGCCGAAGCCTTGACCGGGGTCGTGGTCGCGAGCGCCGCCGCCAGCGTGTACTGGTCGGTCGGCGTGGCGCCGTGGAATGCGATCTTGGCGTCAGCGTCGCGACCCAGGATCGTGCCGTCGGGGATACCGGTCCCCAGATATTCAGCAGCCATGTCTGGCTCCTTTCATGCAAGAAGAGGGGCCGCCCCGAAGGACGGCCCGTGAGGTGGTTTACGCCGGGATGCGGTTGGCGATCCGCGACGCGAGCTGCCGACGCAGGGTCTTGAAGCCGTACATGACGTCCACGCGGCACGGCATGTTGTCGTTGTTGATGTCGTACTGACGCACGACACGGAGCGAGATGCCGTCGAAGACCTCGCGGGCGCAGAAGTCGACGCCGCCGGGCTTGATCAAATCGACGGTGCCGAAGGCGAAGGCGCCCTTTTGGTACGCCAGGGAGATCCCGTGGGCGGTCGAGGCGGTGCCGGCGAAGGTCACGGCCGCGTCGTCGGCGGGAAGGCCGGAGGCGTTCTTGTAGGCGCCGGAGACGACCAGCGACGGCGCGAAGGCCACCGTGGTCGTGGTGCCGTCGTAGGCCACCGTGGTCACGAACTGCTTCAGGACGCCGGTGCTGACCTTGGTCTCCGGATGGACGTCGTAGACGCCGGCGATCGTGAAGACCTCGCCGAGCGCGATCGAGCCCGTACCGGTGTCCACGGTGATGGACGAAGCGCCATCGGCCGGGACGCCGTTGAGCTGGTAGGCGGCGCGGCTGCCCGGGGTGAAGTTGGTCAGCAGGGTGTTCTCGGCGAAGTCGAAGCCAGCGGTGCGCCCGAGGTAGCCTTCCCGGTTCTGCTTGCCGATGGTCTCCTGCGAGTTGAACAGACCCTTCAGGGTGTCGACCATGTCGACGTTGTCCTGGGTGTTCAGGCAGACGTGGCGGTCGTTGAGCGGCGCCAGGTTGTCGACCAGCTTCTTGCGGCCGTCGAGGAACTTGGCGAAGGTCGCGGCCGAGGACTGGTTGTTCACCTGCCCGGCGACGTCCTTGTACATCGACAGGGCGTCGTACTCGACGTTGGCGGCCAGGACCGACATCGCCGGCTCCAGGATGCGTTCCGAGAAGTCGTCCAGGGACAGGGTCAGGTCGGCGCTGGAGAAGTTCATGTCGACACCCTTCTGGGTGGCGACCTGCAGCGTGACGCTCTGCTCGTTGGTGTCCTGGGCGTCCAGGGTCTTGCCGGTGCGAACCACGTACTGGTTCGGCAGCCGGATCTTCAGGCTGTCGCCGATCTTCGCGCCGGTCTTGGCGAAGCTGTCGTCGTAGTCGCGGGTGATGGTGCCGATGAAGTTCAGCTTCTGGTGCAGAACCTGAAGCGCCTTACGGGTCACCATGACCGGGGTCAGGATGGAATTGGGCATTGGAAAAGGGTCCGTCTAAGGGAGGGTGGGCGTCTCTCGACGCTCAGTGGGGTGGTGGAGCCTAGCGCGTGGCCTTGCGGGCCAGTCGGGCTTGCTCCTGCTTCATCCATGCCTCGGTGCTCAGGCGGTCGCTGGCCGGGGTCGCGGTGGATGGCGTGGTCGCTGGGGACCTCGCGCCGACCGTGGCCGCCGGGCGGACCTGCTGCTGCTGTTCGAGGGTCTGGACGGTCTTCCGGGTCTTGTCGGCCGCTGCGGTTTCCTTGCTCGCCTTGTCAGCGAGGAAAACGGCGTGCAGCACCTTCATCATGCGGGGGTCGGTGATCCCGGCGATTTCATCCGGAGTGAACCCGAAGGCCTTGCTCCCGAAACCGATCAGTTCCCGACCCAGCTCCGGCCCCCAGTTGGGGATGTCCCGAGCCAGTACGGCGTGACCCTCGCGCAGCAGCTTGGTCCGCTCCTCGGACTGCGCTGCGGTGAGGTCGTCGGCCACCTTCTTCGCCTTGGTTTCGGCTTCGGAGAGGGCGGTCGTATGGGCTTGTTTCAGCTGGTCGCGCTTGCGCCAGGCCGAGTCGAGGTCGAACTGGTCCTGCGCGGCGTCCTCGTGACGGCCGGCGGCGCGGAGTTGGCGGATCCGCTGTTCCCAGCCATTCCAGTCGACGTCGTCGTACTCGGCCAGCGTCTGCGACAGGGCGACAGCCTTGGCCTTGGCCTCGACGACGTCCTGCGCGGCGGCCTCGATGGCGGCTTCCCGCGCCGTGAAGGCTTCGCGCTCGGCGGCCAGGGCGCGCCGCTCCTCGGCGACCTCCTGGGTCTTGCGCGTGTAGTCGGCCTGGAACAGCAGCGCCGACTTCAGCGCCTTGGGGATCTTGTACTTCTGGCCGTCGTGCTCGACTTCCTCGGAATCGTCCTCGATCTCGGCCGCTTCGGGCTCGATCGGCTCGCCGTTGTCGTCGTACTGGGTTTCCGAGACTTCGGTTTCGACTTCCGGGGTCTCGACTTCCGCTTCGGGCGTTTCGCCCTCCGCCGGATTGGTCGGGGTGTCGGTCATGGTGGTCCTTCGGGGTTTACGCCGCTGTGCGGCCCATCAACTGCATGACCACGGCCTCAACCGTGGCCTGGAGGTTCTGTTGCATCGCCTCGGCGTCGAGGCGCTTGGCTTCGGCGTCGGCCTGTAGCCGCGCCGTCTGGGCCTCGTAGCGATCAGTCTCGGCTTCGAAGGCCTTGATCTTGTTTTCCTCGGCCTTCAGCGCGTTCTGAGCCGCCGCATCGTCAGCCTTGGACTGCGCGTCGGCGAGCTGCTGTTGCAGCTGCTGGATCAGCTGAGCGCCCTGCTCGATCTGGGCCTTGATCTCCGGCGGGATGCCTTGCTCGCCACCCTCGCGCAGGTTCTCGGGCAGGAGGCCCTTCAGGCGCTCCGCGATCTGGTCCGCTCCGGGCCAGTCGAGGTTCTGGGCGACAAGATCGCCGATCACAGCCGCCGCCGCCGGGAAGGCGCGCATCAGCTCGATCATCTGCGTCGCCGCTTCCTCGCGCTGGGACGTGAAGCTCGGGCCGGCGCGGACGGTGAGGTCGTACTTGCCGACGGTGAGGTCATAGATGCGCGTGATCGGCTGGCCCCGCTCGTCGATCTGGGGTTGGCCGTTGTTGTCGAGGACGGGAACCGGGCGCTTCAGCGGGATCGAGCGCGGCGGCTCCTTGGGATCGATGCCGAGGACGCGGATGACCCGTTCCGAGCTGTAGATGTGCGGGATCAGGTCGATGATCACCCGGCCGGCGTGGCGGATCGCGCGGCTCAGGTTGTCGATGAAGTTGAAGGTCGAGACGTCGCCTTCGCGCTGGCGGGCCATGATGGCCTTGCCGCTGGTCTCGTTGGACCTGGCGCCCAGAGAGGCGTCGTAGATGCCGGTAATGGCCTTGATGTCGTCGGAGGCGTTCAGGGCCTCTTGCAGGGCTCCGGCGGGCGGCCCCGCGAAGGGTTGGCGTTGTGGAGGGCCGGCGCCATTGACCGGATCGTACTCGATGTAGGCGTGGGTCTCGTTGTTGGCCGTCGCCCACTTCTCGGAGTCGGTCTTGAACTGCCCCTTGGCCCCGATGAACGGCGTCTTCGGCGCCAGCGCGACCAGTTCCGTCGAGGTCGTGCGCCAGTAGTTGTGCATCCGCTGGGCGTCCTTGGCCCCACGGATCAGGGAGCGCAGGACGCGGCGGCCCTCGATGTTCACGACCTCGCCATAGACGGGGATGATCGGGATGTACTTGCCCGGCCAGTCGACCGTTTCCAGCACCTCGGCGCCGGTCATCAGGTACTGCGTCACCTTGTGGGAGCGCACCGGGCGGGGCTTGCCGACCACGGAGACGCCGGCAGCCTCATAGTCCGCCTGGTTGGCGACGAAGACCTCGAGCGGCACGACTTCACCGCTGGTGAGTCCGACGATGGGCTTCAGCACCTCCTCGCGATGCCAGTACTCGGCGACCTGGATCTCTTCCTTGCCGCCATCCCACCACGGCGAGTCCAGGCCATGGGTGTAGGCGTCCCAATCGACCTCCTCGGCATCCTTGAAGCGCCGGATGAACTCGGCCTTTGGCATCGCCTCGACCACGAAGGCGTCGTTCCAGTCCGAGGAGTCCGCCTTGGTGCTGTAGGGATCGCCGAACACCGAGAAGGCGTTCGGGATCGCGTCGATCAGGATGTCCTTGTCGAAGGTGTCGTCGTCGGCATAGTCGATGTTGATGCGGAAATAGCCGAAGCCGCCGGACACGGCCTGCTCGATCGCGGTGTCGTAGGCCACATCGGCATCGCTGACGTTCTCGATGTTGCGGATCAGGCCGGAGATGATCTCGGCCGTCTCGGGATCGGCGTTGCTGTCAACGGGATGCACCGTGATCGCCGGGCTGTTCTGGCGGGCGTCGTTGACCACCTGCTTGATCACTGGCCGGAGCCTGTTGATCGTCAGGCAGGGGCGGCCGTCGAGCTCGCGTTGCTTGCGGATTTCGTCGGGCCACTGGTCGTCCAGAAGGGCGAAGCGGATGTCGTCCAGCGCGTCGAGACGGTTTTCCTGTTCACAGTCCGCGGCGACCCGGAATTTCCCCTTCACATCGGCGAGGAAATCGTCGTCGCTCTCGGCGCCCTTGGACGCGGTGTCGGACTTGGCCACTCAGCGTCCTTTCTTAGCCCATCCATCCGCCGGAGCGGGCGTGGGACTTGGGTTTGGGGCGTTCGGTTTCGACGACCGGCTCGGCGAAGGTCAGGGCGATCGCGTCCCACTCGTCGGGGCTGCGCTTCAGATCGGCCTTCGACGTCAGAACGACGCGTTGGTTGGTGTCCCGGGTGTAGCCTGGCGCGCAGGCATCGGCCTGGAGGCTGTCATTGTCCGGAATATCGGCGCCGGCCTCGTCTTCAAGCCAGTCGCGCGACAGGGTCCACATCTCGGCTCGGCGGTTCTTCGGGCCCGCCATCGGCTTGCCCTTGTCGTCGAGCTTCGGCGGGTGGATCGGGTTGGACCCGAAGTTGACCACCGTGACGATCTCGCCGTAGCCCCAGGAGACGAGGATGTCGTAGATCCCGCCGCCGTTGCCGCCGACGTCGATGAAGACCTTCTTCGGCTTGTCGCGGTCGATGATCTCCTTGACCTTCGTCGCGGCCCGGAGCGTGTCGATCGGCTGGGCGTCGCTCTCGACCTTGAGAACCTTGCGGCCTTGGCGCCACGCGATGGAGAAGCGGTCGGAGCCCTCCCGCTTCGGATCGACGCCGAGGACCAGGGGGCCAAACGGCTCCAGATCGGCCTTGCGCGCCCTCAGCACCAGTTCGGCCGGGATGAAGCTGTCGTGCCCGGTCATCTGGAACGCCTCGGCCGCCGTGGCCGGGTATTCCTGGGCGAACAGGAGCGGATCCTTCAGTTCAGCGATCTTGGCGCGGCGCCAGACCATCTGCTCCAGATCGAGGCAGTGGGCCGCCGCGTATTCGATCTCGTCTTCGTCTGGCGTGAGGCCCGGCGGCACGGGCCGGCGGTACTCTGCCGACCAGAACCAAGGAACGAAGATCGCGATGTAGTCGCCAATCCCGGCCTCGGCCTGCTGCCAGCGTTCGTGAAACTCGCCGCCGATTCCGTTGGCGGTGCTTTCCAGGATGATCTCGGTTCCGGGTAGGTCGGGCACGGCCTGAATGACCGCGGCGAAGTGGCTGGCGGCGTGTGGCCAGAAGGCTACCTCGCTTCCATGAAAAAGCTGGATCGTCTTGGACCGGCCGACGGCCTTGGTGCCCGCCGTGCCGACCTCGTAGCCGCTGTCCAGGCGGTCGAAGAACAGCTCCTTGGCGTTCGCGGCCCCGGTCGAGGGCCTGACCAGCGGGGGACAGTGTTCGTGGAAGCGGTTGGCCATCCCGAACAGATTGTCGGTGGCGGACTGCTCGTGGGTCAGGATGTAGACCCTGACGCCCTTGTTGTGCGACGCGCGATGATAGAAGCGGCCACCGATATAGGTGCTGATGCCCTGCTGACGGCCCTTGAGGACCAGCGCCCTCACCCGGCCGGTCGCCTCCCGCTGCTCCTCAAGCTTCTGATCGACGTACCGTTGCGCCGCGTTGAATACGAACGGCTCGATCTTCGCCGACTTGGCCCGAATGCGCAGGCACTTGCCGGCGTAGTGCTCGAGATCGTCCTTCAGGCGTTGGCGGATAGCCAGCTCGTCACTTGAGAGCGTCAAGCGCCTGCTCGTGGGTCACGGCGACGCTGCCGCTGTGCTCGGTCTTGTCCGTGAACATGCCAAGGTGGCGGCCGACCTGGGTCAGCGCGGCGACCTTGTCGTGCATCTTGATCTCTAGGCCTTCCTTGGTGATCTTGACGCCGGCATAGAGCTTTCGGGCCGGGCCCGTGAGATCGCGGGTGTCTTTGGCGACCACATCGCCGACGCCCTCGCCGTGACATTCGGGGCAGTCGGGGTTCGGGTTATTGGTGGCGTCGAAGCCGATCCCGCCCTTCTCGTCGAACAGGCCGTCAGCATCCCAGGCCGCAGCTTCGGCGCCCGGAGCCTTCTTGTCGAAGGCCTCGCGGCGGGTCTGCATCTCGCCCTCGGTGAACTGGTAGCGATGCCCCTCGCCCCAGCAGTGCCGGCAGGCGCCGCGGCGATACTCGATCAGGTCATTCGGGTCGGCCTGGGCGATGTCCCAGAGCTCGCGAAGCACATCATCGGCGGTGACCTGCACACGCTGAGACCGGGCGGACATGGCCTTGTCGATGGCCCGCCGTACCTCAACATGCTTCAACAGTCGTTGGCCCTGCGAATAGGCGGTGCGGACGCTGTAGCCGGCCCTGATCGCGGCCTGGGTCGCGTTGAGATCGACCAGATACTCCTCGACGAAGCGGGCCTGTTGCGGGTTCAGGGTCTCGGCGCTCATCAAGCCGCTCCCTTCTTCGAGAACGGCACGCCCCAGGTCTTCTCCATCGCGTCGTGCAGCGATTGGAAAATGGCCTGCATCGAATAGGCTTCGAACTCTCGGGACGGCTCGTCTTCCCGCATCGCGCGGCGGACGGCCTGCCAGACGTGCGTTGCCTCGTGAACCAGAAGGCCTAGCACTTCCTGTTCCGAGTGCTTGTTCGCGGCCTTGCGGTTCATGGTGACGAGGAGGCAGACCTTGCCGTCGCTCTCGAACTCGGTGACGGCGGCGGAGTACGTCGGATAGGCGGCGTCAGATCCGAGGCGCTTCATCTCTCGGCGCCACGCCTTTGCGGAAGGACAAAAGCCGAACCAGACCGGCTGCCAGCCCCGATCGCACCAGATGACCTTGTCGGTCGAGGCGGTCTTGCTCTTGCCGCTCACTTCACCGCCTCCCGGCCATGCGGCGTATGAAGCCAGGCCATGGCGATCTGCTTGGACCGGAAGCCGGCCTTGATGGTCTTGCCGGTGCGGGTGCTGAACACGAACCACGATCCATCAGGGGTGAAGCTGATATCGGCGGCGACGTCGGGAGTGGGGCGGCGGCCCACTAGCTGAACCTGCGCTCGCGCTGCATCCGGCGCAGGGTCTGGCTAGGCGTCTCGCCCGGCATCATCTCGTAGGAGCAGCCAATGCAGCCGCCCTTCCACGATCCGGCGCGCTCGCCTACCTCGCCGCTGAATTCGATCTCGATGTAGTGCTTGGGGCGACCGAGCCGCTTCTGGATGTTACGGAGCCAGTCGCTCACCGCCGCCTTGCGGCGATAGCCGCTTTCGCCGAACCAGTACCAGACCGTCCAACTCCGCTCCCGGCTCATGGTGGCCGTGACGTGCTGAACCTCGCCGCTTCCGAGCATGTAGTGGTACGGCGCCTCGATCTTGTGGGGCGCTAGCGCAGCAGCCTCTCCCAGATCGCTGGAGCCGAGACGGTGGCTCATTCGGCGTTCGCGCCAGATTCCATCGGCGCCGAGCACCTCTCGGAAAAGGTAGCGGCGCTGCCAGGGGAAGTTGACGATCTTGGTCCGGCGGCTCCAGTTCAGATGAAAGTCCGTCGGGTGTAGCGCGAAGCCGTAGCGGGGGCTCTCGATGCCGTTTTCTCCGCCACAGATCGCCCGATCAAGGAACGGGAGCCGGATGAACACCTGACCAAGGCCCCACGCGAGGTGAAGGTGCGCGGTCTCGTAGCCTCCGAGGGTCACGCCGATCGAGCACGGCCGAAGGCTCAACTCGCCCCACGGCAGCCGGTAGCAGCCCCGATCTTCACGGTAGACGCCGCGCGAACCTAGAAGGCGCAGCCACAGCGGAGATCTATGCCAGCTTTCAAGGCGAGCTTCGCGGTCAACGCGGGCGCTTTCGGCGGTTTGCTGCGAGCAGGAGCCCATGATCGTTCCCCACATCGGGGTTTCTGCCGCTCTAGGCTCGCGGCTGGCCGGTGATGGTGTCCGGATAGGCGAAGGCGGGGTCGTCGCCGAACTGTTCGATGACCTTGGCCTTAGTCCAGCCCTTGCGGATGCAGAGGCCGAGCCAGGCCCCGCGCTCGCGTTGGGCGGTCTCGGCGAGGGGGCTGCTCGAAATGGCGGACATCAGGCCGATCAGCGTCTCGGTGCTCATGGTCGCCTCGGGTGCATGGGGTCGCTCCCGCGATCAGCGGGCGAATGTCCAACGAGGGCTCTGTGATCGTGGCCGTGTCGGGGAGCGATGGGGTCGGAAACGGCCGGGAACCCGGGGACACTCCTCCCGGCAACCGGAGCTGTCGGCGCTGGCCGCTTCCGATGTCTTGGGGCACGAAGCCCGATCTCTGGTGCGCTTCCCTTCCCGAGCTAGCCGTTGCCGCAGCGCAGACATAGACGGGACTGGATACGCGAAACCCCGGCGGGTGAGGCCGGGGCTCTTGGAGAGGACATAATTCCTCAGAGTGAGGATTTGTAGGTATGTTTTCCTTGGAAAGTCAAGCGGGCGGAGAGCGGGGCCGCGCAATGGCGGCATCCGGCGCGGGTCCAGACGTGCTCGCCGATAGCGCAACGCGCCAGCCGGACGGCTTCCAGGCTCACGCCGCGATGCTCCGATCGTTCACGGTCACGGGCGATCCGAGACTGACGTAGAGCTCGGCCATGGCGTTGATCGCCTTGACGAGGCGGTACTCGATCAGCCCGACGATCACGCCCTGCCGGGCCGCGACCTTCTCGGCCGCGACCTTGGACAGCACCACCTCGTGGAAGATTTCGAACGTGCCGACGCCGCCCGCCGAGTCCATGGCCAAGTCGTAGGGTTGGCGGTGGCGCCCGGCGTCAGGTCCGGCGTTGATCGACCGGTAGAAGTTGAGGACCGTGTCGGCCGCGTCGTGCAGGCCGTAGATCGCCGAGAGCCGCCGAACGACATTGGCTGGCTTCAGCAGCTCATGGCGCCGCTCGTAGATGGTCTTCGAGACCGCCAGCTCCACGGCCGCAGAGGCGGTCTCAACGTCCACGTTAAACCATTCTCCGCGCCGGTGATGCGGCGCCAGGATGATGTGCGCGCGAGACTCGACGGTCTTGGCGAAGGCTCGGTCTACCCGATGTGTCCGGTGCACGATCAGGGTATCGGGGCAACCGGTCTGGAGCATCTGCAGGCGGGCCGCCATGTTGCTCGCGAGGCCGACCTTCACCGGATTGGTCGAAGCGCCGACGATGTAGATGATGCTGTCTGCCATGGGTCAGAGGATACCATAATGCTCGACGAGAAGGTCCAGCGCGACGATCAGAACGGCCTCGTTTTTCTGGGCTTGCGCCTCGTCTGAACTGATCTGTCGGACCCGCTTCCCCTCCCCGGCGACGGTGTCGCAGATGTCGATCATGCCCTTGTGGCCCTTGAGCCCGACCTTGCGGGCGCTGGCCAGCCGGCCGGCGGCGGCTGTGCGCTTGACCTGGGCCGCGTCGCCGGTGCCGCCGGTGGCTTCACGCATCCCCGACGGCAGCGGGACGGTCGCCGAGATCGTGTAGTCGGTGCCGTATCGCTCGGCGGCCTGGTGCTGGTAGCTGTCGAGCCTGCCCTTGGACAGCAGCCAGTCGATGCCGTTGATGCGCCGGGCCGCGCCGCCGGTGCGCGACACCTCGATCACCTCGCCACGGCCGGCGGCAAGCTTCGCGGCCTCGAGCGCGGCGTTGTGGTTCCAGATCCGGTCAAGCCGGGCCTGTTGTGACGCGGCGCCGCGGTGCTCGGCAAGCTGGGCTTCCCTGAGAAGCGCGCCGGCCTGCTTCCGGTCGATGGGCCGTCCGCGCTGCTTCACGACCTCGGCTTGAGCCCGGAGCTTGCGGGCCCGCGTGAACATCGCCGTCGCGTACTGTGTCATGGGCGGCCGCTCGTCTTCGATCTTGAGCGACAGGACGCTGGCGACGTGGCCGAAGAACTCGGTTCCGAGCAGCTGGGCGATCTCGCGGAGTCCGCTGAAGGCCAGACCGGCGATGGCGTCGTATCGCGCCCTCTCCCGCGCCTTGATCACCCGGGCCAGGCCTTCGAGCCCCTCCCCGAGCGCGACCATGCCCGCGATCGCCTCGCGGCCGGTGACGATCCGGCGTTCAGGCCGGGCCAGGGTGGCGGTGTCTGTGGCCTTGGTCATGCGGGCTCCTTGGGCGGGCGATTGGCGATCTGGAGGAGGACGGCGGCATGGCAGTGGTCGGTCTCGCCGGGCTTCGGCAGGGCGCACCAGCAGGCGAGGTTCTTGCCCGTCAGCGAGTCCAGGTTTTTCGAGGCGAACTTCATGTACGCCTTCATGTCCGCGAGCCCCGGCGTGCCCGTCAGCATCAGGTAGCCGTTGAGCATGTGGGCGAACCAACGGGTGCAGTCCTCGCGCGTCCCGTCCTTGCCGACGATGAACGGATTGCCCCACTTCGACGGTCGGGAGACCACGACGGTGTTCTCGGGGATGCGCCAACCTTTGGCCCGGCTAAGGCGGATGCGTTGGGGCGCGCTCATGCGGGGACTCCGAACAGGCGAGTGAGGACGCGACGCCAGAAGGTCGGCGGGGCGGGCGGGTTGGCTGGCGCGGGCTCGGCGATCTGGACCGCCTTCAGGACGGCCCAAGGATCGCGGGTCGGGCTGGCCCCGGCCTCCGGCGCCGACGGCGCGAGGTTGATCGGCGCTTCGGTGCGCGGCCGCTGACGCCGAGCCACCCTCCCCTTCGGTTCAGCCATCCGCTCGGCGCCCATTGCCCTCAGAGCCTGCCGGACGTTGGCGAGGTGGTTCTTCGGTCCCCGGATGCTGTCGCCAGGGCTGGTCGGGTAGATCACGAACCGGCTGACGTTGCCGAAGGTCAGGACCAGCGCCTGGTGCTTGCCTCGCGGCTCGCGAGTCCAGGTCACGCCCGGCCAGCGTTCGAGCTCGGCGTCGGTGATGGGGTCGTAGCAGGTGCGCTTGACGGCGGGGGCGCTCATAGCCGCTCCTTCGGCGGGAGGAAGGCGTCGGCGAAGAACTCGACGACCTCATCGGTGTGGATGGCGAGCGCCCAGCCAAGGACGATCTGGGCGGCCCAGCGGCGGCCTTGGTCGAACAGGAAGGCGAAGGGGTCTTGCGGGCTCACGCGTCCTCCTTCACCGGCTCGCGGGCCGGGCGCTTGAGGGATTCGATCAGCTCGGGGTTGGGCGGGCGGCGGAGGGGGCGGAAGCGGCGAGGCGAGAAACCCTCGACGCCCACTAGGCTCCCGTCGCTGCCTTCGATGAAGATGGGATAGGAGAAGCCCTTGAGCACAACGCCGCCATCGATGTTGAAGCTCGCGACCTGATAGATCGCGCCCTCAACCAGAGGGCACGGATACGCATCCCTCGGCGAGGCGTCGACGCACTCGACCATGTCCCCAGGTCCAATATCGCTCATGCCGCTACGGCCTCCCCGGCCTTGGTTCGGGTGGCGACGATGCCGACCCCGTGCTTGTCGAAGACGTGGCCCGCCTCAGCCCGTAGCTTGGAGGCCGTGAAGGTGTTGGGCGCTATGACCGCCGCCGGGTCGCCCCGCCATTCGCAGGGATCCAGGTAGCCGACGGCGAAGTCCTCGGTGGTGGCGCGGACGATCTCGGCGCGGAGGTCGGCGGGGCCGGGCCAGACGCGGGTTGGCGCGACATCTCCGGCGCCATCGGCCATCCAGAGCGCCCAGGTGCTGTCCTTCAGCCATCGGTGCAGGCCGGGCCCGCCCGTCCGGCCGACGTCGGGGTCCTTGGCCCGATACCGCGCCAGAGCCGCGACAATCACGCCACCGCCGCCGGCCATCGACTTCGCGGCCTTCCACGCCGGCCAGCAGTTCAGCTTGGATTTGGCCCGGGCGCGCATCTCGTCGGTCGATCCCGCCCAGAGCGCTGCGAAGTCGGCGTCGCCATCCCAAGGGGCGCGCTTCGGCTTGGCCGGCTGTTCTGGCTCGGCAACTTCGAACAGGTGGCCGGTCGGTTCCGGCGAAGCCGATCCGACAGAGGAAGCGTTAGCTTCCGATACCTTTCTGGTTCTAGCTTCTAGCTTCTGGTTGGCATCGGGTTCGCATACCCCCGGCATTGCGGCCGCATAACCGGTACCATTGTTTTCATTGGATTTTGCACGCTCCTTATCCCAGCGCGCGTTAGCCGCCTCTGCTGAGTTTTCACTGACTTTCTGCCGACTTTTGATCGACTTTTCGGCCTTGCCGTTCGTCAGTCGCCCGTCGACGAGGGTCAGTTTGCCGAGGTCGTAGAGGGCGTCGAGCGCCTTCTGAACGGTGCTCGGACGCAGCCGGCAACGCCGGCTCAACCGGTCCACTGAGAGGGGCCATGGGCCGCCCGCGTCGTAGATCAGGTTGAGGACGATCGTGTAGACCCAGCCCTCATTCGCCTCCAGCTCGGACACGCCGTGCAGGAAGTCGCCGGGAAACCATTTGATCCAGGGGTCCTTGCTCACAGGGGGTTCGCCCATCCTGCGCGGCTGCCCTTGCGCATGTTGCAGCGCGGACAGAGCAGCTGAAGGTTCTCTTCGACGTCGGCGCCGCCCATCGCCCGGGGGATGATGTGATCGACGTGAAACTCGCCTTTGAAATGGTGCTCGGGCGTCTCGTGATCGTCTCCGTGGCCCTTCTGCCGCAAGCATCCGGGACAGCGATGCGCGCTGATGGCGTTCATCTGATCGGAGGTGAGCTTCGGTCGCTTTCGTTCGGAGTGGTGGTCCGCCGAGAGTGGGAGCTTCACGGTGCAATAGCTCCAGGCGTCTGGGTGACTGAAGTCGGCCTCGGTCCAGCGGATGAGCCCCAAGCCTTTAAGGGTCGCGAGGGCGGCCATGATTTCGGCCTTGCTCGCGTGGGCGAAGGCCATCAGCTCATCGACTTCAATCTCGGCATAGCCGTCGAGATGTGACTCGGCGACGAGATGCAGCCAAACGAGCTTTGAGACCGGCGTTCCGGTGCGAATCCGGCGGGCGTAGGCGATGGCCTGGAAGGGCATTACTGATCACCATAGGGAAGTCGCCCGACGCCATGGTCGAACTGACCTTCGCGGGCTGCGTTGGAAAAGCGCGTGGTCTCGGCGCTGAAGTGCAGGCGGACGGTGCCGATCGGGCCGTGGCGCTGCTTGCCGATGATGACCTCGGCGAGGCCCTGGACGTCCGACATCTTCGTCGTCCAGTCGTGGTGTTCGGGCGTGCCGGCTCGGGGCTCGGCGCGGCCGAGGTAATATTCCTCGCGGTGAACGAAGAGGACCGCGTCGGCGTCCTGTTCGATGCTCCCCGACTCCCGGAGATCCGACAGCTGCGGCTTCTTGTCGTCGCGCTCGGCGACCTTCCGCGACAGCTGGCAGAGCGCGATGACCGGGACGTTCAGATCCTTTGCCAGGGCCTTCAGCCCGCCGGTGATGGCGGCGACTTCCTGAACCCGGTTGGCGTTTCGGCCGCCGCCGTCTGTCGTGACCAGCTGCAGGTAGTCGACCACGATCAGGTCCAGGCCGCTCCGGCGCTTGAGGCGGCGGGCGCGCTGAGACAGGCGGGCGATGCTGATGGCGCCGGTGGCGTCGATGTGCAGCGGGGCGCCGCGAACCTCGTCAGCGGCGTCACGGAGGCGTCCGAACTCGGTGGCGTCGATCTGGCCCTTGCGGATCCTGTCCGAAGAGATGCCGGCGACGTCGGCGACGACGCGCTGGGCCAGCTGGTCCTCGCTCATCTCCAGCGAATAGAAGGCGACCACCCCTCCCCGCTCGGCCGTCTTGACGCCGTCGACGACCGGGCCGGCAACGTAGTTGCGGGCGACATTGAAAGCGATGTTGGTGGCGAGCGACGTCTTTCCCATGGACGTCGCGCCAGCGAGGATGATGAGGTCAGACGGGTGCAGACCGCCCAGCTTGTTGTCCAAGTCGATCAGGCCCGTCGAGAGGCCCACCAGCGCCCCGTCCCTCTTGTAGGCTTCGGCGGCGTTGCTGATAGCCTTGTCGAGGGCGCTGGAGAAGGTGACGAAGCCGCCCTGGTCGGTCTTGGCCTCGGCGATGCTGAACAGCACCCGCTCGGCGGTCTCGAGGACCGCGGTCGCCGGCCGGTCGGGGTCGATGGTCTTGGCCTCGGCCGCGAGCTCTCCGGTGAAGGTCAGCAGCTCCCGGCGGATGGCCCGGTCGATGACGATCTCGGCGTAGTCGCGGACCACGGTGGTCGGCGGGGCCTGGTCGATCAGGTGACCGAGCCATTGCCATCCGCCCAGTTCCTGGAATGCGGGATCGCTCTCCATCTGGGCGCCGACGGTGGTGGCGTCAGCCCGCGCACCCTTGGCGACCAGGGCGAGGATAATCGACCATGCCCGGCCATGCGTCGGCTCGTAGAAGTGGTCGGCGCGGAGGTGCTCGCAACGCTCCACGGCGTCGTTGTTGTAGAGCGCGGCGCCGAGGACCAGCATCTCGGCCTCGATGTCGTTCGGCAGCTGGCGCTCTGCATGGTCCGGTGAGCGGAAGTCGAGGGAGTCGCGAGGCATCAGGCCATCCCCGCGAGCGAGAGCAGAGACGGGCCGGTTGCTTGCGCCTCCATCTCCATCAAATTCTTGACGGCCTGGCGGTAGTAGGCGGGCTTCAGTTCCGTGCCGATGAAGCGCCGGCCGCAGCGCAGGGCGCCCCAGCCTTCCGAGCCGATCCCCATGAAGGGGCTGAACACGACGTCATCGGGGTTGGTCCACAGGCGGATCGCACGCTCGATCAGATCCAGTTGGAGCGGGCAAAGGTGGCGCTCGTCCCGGTCCTCGCGCGCTGTCTTCACGTTCAGGACGTTGGTCTGCTGGATATCCATCCAGACCGGCGAGGCCCACTGCTGCCACTGCGAGACCGGGAACAGGCGGGCGTCCTGACCGACCTTTTCGGCCTCGCTCTCGTCCGCCGGCGTCTTCCGGAACACGAGGACATAGTCGGGCATGCCCTGGCGCGAGCGGGTGCTGTCGATCTGCAGTTGCTTGTAGAGCAGGCCAAGCGCCTTGGTACGCGTCATCTCGACCACGGGGTCTTTCCAGACCGTGATGCGGCTGTGGTAGGTCCAGCCGGCGGCCTCGTGGACCTCGCGGATATCGGCGGGGAAGTCGTAGAGGCCGACCGCGCCGTGTGCGCCCTTGGTCCGGGGAATGTCGGAGCAGTGGACGGCGGTCAGCCGTCCGGGCTTGGTGGCCCGGAACTTCTCCCGCACCATGTGCGCGTACAGGGCCTTAAACTCGGCCTCGTCCCTGACGTTGCCCATGTCCCGCTCGCTGTCGCTATAAACGAACAGGTGCGCGAACGGCGGGCTGTAGATCGAGAAGTCGAGCGAGTTGTCCGGCAGGCTGGCCGCGAACTCGACGCAGTCGGCGTTGTAGGCGGAGAAGCGTTCGCCGCTGAAGCTGTCGATAACCTGGGTCATGCTGCCAACCACGTCGGAAGGGCCAGGGGCTTGGCCGGCTGATAGGGGGATTGTTCGGGGACCGACCGCGAGGCGCGGGCCATGGCGGCGGTCATCTCGGCCTTCATGGCGTCGTGGTCGCCGGCCTTACGGCTGACGATCTGCCAGATGCTTTCTTCGGTGTCGGCACAGGCGACGTGCACGGCCACGGGCCGGGCCTGGCCGAAGCGCCAGCACCGGCGGACGGCCTGATAAAAGCTCTCGTAGGAGAAGCTCAGGCCGACGAACGCGACGCGGGCGGCGTGCTGCCAGTTCAGGCCGAAGCCGGCGATGCTCGGCTTGGTGATGATCACCCTCGCCTTGCCGGTCGAGAAGGCCGTGAGGTTGGCCTCCTTCATGTCCGGTGACATGGAGCCCCGGACCTCGACGGCGCCGGGGATGCGCGAGGCGAGAGCGTCAGCCTCATAGTCGGTGTCGCACCACACGACCCACGCCTCGTCCGGCTCGGCCGCGACCAGCGCCGCGATCACGTCGGCGCGGGCGTCGGTGGTCATCCGCTTCTCGCGGTGGATCGACGTGGCCGAAGTGTCGGGGATGCGGAACAGCCGGGCCTGGCCGTCCTTCTCGTGGCCGGTGTCGAGCGAGCGATCGGCGGCCACGATGTGCCGGCGCAGGTCGAGCGCCGGCAGGTCATAGCCCTCATCGGAGAACCCGAGATCGGACGGCTTGCTGACGCACCGCGCCCAGGACGCGACCCAGTTCCAGAAGTCGTGAACCGCGTGGCCCTTCATCCGCCAGTTGCCGGTGTCGGCGCTGTCGTGGATGAACCAGCGGGTCAGCATCTGCGTCTGCGACATGACGCCGAGAAACTCGCAGTGCTGCCCCAGCTCGGCGTGATCGTTCGGCGCCGGCGTCGCCGTGCAGCAGAGGCGGAACGGGGTGTTCCTGAAGGCCGCGATCAGGGCGCGGGTCGTGGCGCCGGCGAAGCTCTTGAGGATCGAACTCTCATCCAGGATGACGCCGGCGAACTGCGACACGTCGAACTTGGACAGGCGGTCGTAATTGGTGATGTACACGCGCGGCCCATCCATTTCGGAGGGCTCGCGGATCGCCTTGGCCTCGATGCCGAACCGCTGGGCTTCGCGCTCGTGCTGGGCGGCCACGGCGAGCGGCGCCAGCAGGATCACGGGACGGCCGGTGTGCTCGACCACCACGCGGCCCCATTCCAGGGCGCAGAGGGTCTTGCCGAGGCCGGTGTCGAGGAACAGCGCGGCGCAGCCGGCGGTCAGGGCGAACTCGACGGCGTGGCGCTGATGATCCTTGAGCGCCGGGCTCAAGGGCGGGATCACTCCCAGGCCGCGCGGGACAAAAGCGATCCGCTTTGCGGCGATCAGGTCGTTGTAGCTGGCGAGGGGGCTCACGCGATCCACCCTTCCCGGTCACGCCGGGACTGAACGAGACGGGCCTTGGTGGCGTCGAGGAGGGTCAGGGCGGCGGCGAGGCTGACCTGTTCGGCGACGGTGCGGGCGGACCCGAACATGCGGGCGCGCTCCAGCTCGATCACGTCCGCCGTGTGCTTCATGCGGACGATGGCGTCGGCGGCGGCGGGCATCATGCCAGCACCCCCGGGCGCCTGGTCCGCTTGACGCAGGTGTCGTAGGCCTTGCGGGCGAGGAGCGAGGCATGGGCCCCTGCTTCGGCGCCGCGGCCGTCGTGACAGCGGGCCTCGACAGCGGCGGCGGCGATCTCCTGAAGGGTGAGGTCGCGGATGGTCGGGCAGTTCACGTCACGAACCGCGCCGGCGACCGTATCCATGGCCGTCGAGCGGATCAGGTCGATGCGGGCCTTGTTGACCAGCTTCGTCGTGATCTTGCTGTTGAGGTAGTCCTCGCGCTGGCTCATGCGACGTGCTTGCGCAGAGCGCGCGCCATCTCGTTCGCGGTCTTCGGCGGCTTGATGTACGCGCGCTCGGCGTGAGCGGCGCAGTAGGACCCTCGGGCCTGCCTCTGGCCGCAGAAAGTGAAGGCGGGCGACGACGGATCTCCGATAGGCCAGCGGCACATATGGGCGCCGATATTTTCGATGGTGGCCGACCCCGGCGCTTCGACGCGCTCCACGTAAGGGACGGTTGGCTGTCGCGGCGAGGGCTCGTGGAAGATGGCGCCCTTGCCCGCGATCTTCAGCTTCGGCATCTGGCCATTGCCGCTCTTGAACTGGAGGCCCAGGCGGCGGGCCTTCAAGAGGACGGCGTTCCGCGTCGTGCCGCCCAGCTTAGCCGCAGCCTGTGAGCCTGAGAGGCCGTCAAGGATCGCCTGCTTCAGAACGCCGACGCGCTCGTCAGTCCAGGCGACGCCCGTGGACTCCGACAGGCCCAGCCGGTGCGCCTTGCCAATGACGCCATTGCGCGAAATGCCGAGCCGGTCGCCGATGATGTTGGCGGACATGCCCTCTTCGCCCCACCACTTCACCAGCAGCGTGACGCGCTCTTCGGTCCACACCTTCATGCTCTCGGCTCCTTCTGGACGCGCGGCCGGACGATCCCGTCGAAGCCGCGAGATTTGGATTTGTCGAAGCCGCGTGACTGCAGCTTCCCGGCGCCCGAGGGCTTGATCCCGAGGTGCTTGGTGCGCTGGCGGCGGGTGATCTTCTTCTCGGCGACGTCGCGGGCCGTCTTCTCGCGGTGCTTGTCGCGGAGGGCCGGGGCGAGGTTGCTTTCGCGGTTCTCGCCCCCGTTGGTCAGGGCCTGGACGTGGTCGCAGTCCCAAGGCTCGCCGGCGCGGATCTTCCGGCCCGAGATGTGGCAGACGCCGCCATGGGCATCGAAGACGCGGAGCTTCACGCGGGGCGGGATAGGGGTGTCGGGCGAGGCGCCGCACCACTCAGGGACAGAGCGCCCGGTCATGCCCGCCCTCCCCGCATCGCCCGGCGCTCGACCTCGTAGGGCACGAACGGGCCGGTGATCCTCGGCTTGCCGGCGGCGTCGCGCTGTTCCAGGTAGCGGCCGAAGCCACCAGCGGAGACCACGGCGCGCACATAGGCGCTGTCGTCGTTGGCAGGCGTCGGGCAGGTCGCGCCGTACTCGGCCTGATAGTCCTGCTCGACGCGGACCCGGGTGAAGTCGGACATGCCGACGTGCTTGGCGGCCTCGGCCGACGAGACGCCCTGGCGGCGAAGGCGCATGAACTCGGCGTCGCGGAGTTCGGTCGCCTCGGTGCGGCGGGCGTGTTCGCGGGTGCGGGGCTTGGGCTTGGTCATGCCGGCACCTGCGGCGTCAGGGCCTCCACGCGGACGTCGACGCCCGCCTTCGCGGCCGCGACCTTGGTCACGAACAGCCGGACAATCTGGACGTCATCCACGAAGGCGACGGTGTTCATGCCGTCGAGGACCGCCTTGGCGAGGTTGTCGACGTCCTTAGTGCCGGTGTAGGCCGCCTCGCCCGACAGCAGCGCCGCACGGGCGCGCTTCGACAGGCTCTTGGGCGGCTCGAACCGGAAGCGAAGGGAGACCGACAGGGCGCCCTCGAAGGGTGGGCGGTCGCCCATGACGACGCGGGCCAGCTTCTTGACCGCGGACTCGTAGGCCCGGGTCTTGGGGTCCGTGAACATCGTGGCGAAACGCTGGGCGCCCCCGCGCACCGTGGCGCGAGGGCGGCCCTTGGCGACCGGAGTTCCGGAGAAGGAGAACTCCACGACGGACATCAGGCGTCCGCCGTTTCGAGGGCGCGCTCTTCGGCGGTCGGCTCGGTCCAGCCGCCCTTCTTGAGCTTCTTCGCGGCGGCGGCGATCGCCTCGTCCTCGTCGACTTCGGGCGCGTCCTCGTCGAGGGTGAGATCGCCGGCCGTCGTCGCGCGCGCATCGATCACGGACTGGGCGATGCCGATGCGCCGGCCGTTTTCGGCCTGGCCTTCGCGCCAGCCGTCTTCCCAGTCGCCGGAGAACAGCGGCGAGATGTTCTCGGGGACCTCCATGTCGTCGGCGCGGAGCCCGGCCTTGTAGCCGTCGGCCCGGGCCGCCTCGCGGTCGCCCACGGTGTCGGCGGCGAACATGTCCAGCTGCGAACCCATCGGCAGGCCGGCAAGGTTGAACCGGGCGCGCCGGGCGTTCTCGTTATTGCGGAAGGCGACCTCGGTCATGCCGAGCGCCTCGAGCAGCTCGGTCAGCTGCTTGCGGTTGAAGCCGAGCTCGCCCTTGCAGGCCGCGAAGCCGTTGTTCACCTCTGTCCGGGCCGCGTCGTAGTTGGCCTTGATGACGTCGGCGGCCTTCTGGCGCTGGCGGATCGTGATCAGGTGGTGATGCAGCAACGCCGACTTCTCGTCGTCGGTGAGGTCGCCGCTGTTGTGGCCGGGGCCGGTGGTGCGGGTGCGAGCCATGTCGCCCTCCGATGCTTCGCCCCGGCCAGTGGCCCCCGGAGCGGTGGGCCTTGGTCTCAGGCGCTGTAGCGAAGCGGGGTCACGGACCCGGACTGATGGGCGTTGCGGAGCGCGGCGCGGATGATGCCGATCTGCTCTTCGAGGTCGGCCAGCTCGCGGTCGCAGGCGGCGAAGTCGGTCGCCGAGACGTGGCCGTCAGCCGTGGCGCCCTGCACCGTGGCGAGGGCCTCCGCCGCTTCCTTCACCATCGCGCAGGCGTGGCGCATCGGGTCGGCGATGACGGCGTCAGGTTGGTCGACCTCGGCGCGCTGGGCGTCCGAATAGAGCGAGGACCCGGCGGCGATCTGCAGGACGCTGATGACCTTGCCCGGCATGGTCTCGGGACGGTTCGGGTTCTGGTAGGTCGAGAGCACGCCCTGGCTGATCCCGGCGATGGCGGAGGCCGACTCCAGGCCACCGACCTGCGTGATCAGGCGACGGGCGAGGTGCGAGTGTTCGATGTGATTGAGCACCGTTTGTTCCCCTAGGCTCTGTGGCTGACGGCTGCGTCAGGACGCCGCATGTTCGCGACCGTCTGGAGGGACACATGAGACGACCAGAACCACCCCCGCTCATCGCGGACGCGGTGCGCCACGCGATTGTCGCGGCCCAATGCCGCCGCGCCGCGCTCGACGACCCGAAGGCCGCGAAGGGCCTGACGAAGTGCGCCGACGACCACGCCGCGACGGCCAGCGAACTGCTCGCCCTGGCCGTGGCTGATCACGTCATGGGGGATTGAGGGGTGGCCGGTGATCACGCGGCGGCCTCGGCGGCTTCGTCAGCGGCGATGTTCACCAGCTCGTCGGCGTCGAGCGTGATCCGATGATCGCGGGCGGCGGCGAGGATCGAGGCATGACGCCAAGCCGGGATTTTCCCCTGCTTGTGCCAGCTCTTGACGGTGGAGGCCGGGACGTCCCCGAGCTTGGCTGCCATGGGGCGGATGCCGCCGAACTTCTGGAAGACACTGGCCACGAGGAGCCCTCTTGCGATGTGCGATTAGCGCACCGTAATCGCACACTCGATGTGCGTCAATCGCACTCGCATGTTTCGTGCGATTTCCGCATGGTCGGCCGCATGGACGCCGAGGGAATTATCGAGTCGCTGAAGCGCAACCGCGTCCCGCATGACCGGATCGCGACGGCAATCGGACGTGACCGCACCGCCGCGACGAAGATGCTCAAGGGCACCCGCAGCGTGAAGGCGACGGAGATTCCCGCGCTGCTCGCCCTGGTGAAGGAGTTCGAGGGCGAGAACATCGGCAACATGCCGGAGCACCCGCTCGCCGATCCCGACCAGGACTATGTTCGCGTGGAAGTGCTGCCGACCTATGCCGGCATGGGTGGCGGCGGCACCGGCGATGGCGACGTCGAGATGGCGCTGATCTCTCGCCGCCTCGTGCAAGGCGAACTGCGCGCCAAGCCGGCGGACCTGCTGCTGATCAACGTCCGCGGCAACAGCATGGAGCCGCTGTTCAGGCATGGCGACCAGCTGCTTATCGACCGCCGCGACACCAACCCGCTTCAGCCGGGGCCCTTCGCGATCCTCTATTCCGACGGCTATGTCGTGAAGAACGTCGCCTGGATTGAGAAGCGGACGAAGCTCCGGGTCTCGTCGAGCAACCCGGACTTCGGGCCCGAGGACTACGAGCCGGACGAGATCCACATCATGGGGCGGCCGGTCTGGTTTGCGCGCAGACTCTGACCGGTGCTCCCGATCACCCGATTTCGGGGGGAAGATGGACGACGCTGACAAGGAAATCGCCGAGCTGAAGGAGCGCCTCGCGGCGCTAGAGAAGGCGAAGGCAGCAGCAGCACCTGCGCCTGTCGTTGCGCCATCTCCGACATCGAGCGGTAGTGTGGGCCTGGTCCTAGTCGTGATTGGGATCGCCGTCCTGCTCGGCGTTGCATACGCCGTCACCCACACAACCGGCTCCGAGAGCCACTCAGCCTACACCCCGGCAGGTGAACCCGCATGGTCCCCTCCCCCCGGCTATGAGATCCACGAGACAGCCGAGGGCAAGGCCGTCGGAGTGCAGTGGGCCAAGGCGAAAGAAGGCGAGTGTATCGGGTCCAGGGGCGCCTGCGTTGCGCTGATCGTCGTCTCCAAGGAGGCCTGCCCGCGTAATTTCTACGCCTCGATCACCCTGCTCGACAAAGCCGGCCAGAACATCGGCTGGACCAACGACTCGGCTCAGGGTGTTCGGCCCGGCGAGCCCGCGCGACTGGTGTTCGAGAGCTACACGCCCAACGTTGTATCGGCGCGGGTCGCCGAGCTGAACTGCTATTGAGCCCGCCGGGCCAAGGGGACTGACAGAATGAGCTCGCGCATCCTCGCCGTCATCGCCGGCGCACTGCTTGTCTCCGGCTGCAGCGCCGGCTTCAGCCGATTGGGAACCTACGGTTACGAACTCGCGGACGCCAAGACGGTCGTCGACGGCCGCGCTTACTCCCTCTACGTCCACCCGACCGACGACACGATCCTCGTCCAGAGAGCTGCGGGGGCCGCCATGGGCCAGGCCATCATCGAAGGCAGCACCTTCGGCGCCATAGACATGACCGAGCCAAAGCCGTTCTGGAAGCGCGCGGCGGAGTGGCTCGCCAATCCACTGAACTGCGCCGTCACGGATGCGTACATGCTCGAAGGCATCTCTTGGGAGGCGCCGTTCACCTGCCCGGCCGGGGTCGACATCCGGGCTGAGGTCGCGGCCAACCGCGAGACACTTCGCCAGGGAACACCGCTGGCAAAGCGCGAACCCTAGGCCAAAAGCAGGGTCGCACATAATCGCACTTCACTGTGCGATTTCCGATTGACGAAGGTGCGATAGTCGCACATTGTCTCCCCAACACCGGGAGACAGCAATGCCCTTCGCCACCCAACTCCAGACCGCCGCCATAGAGGTCATCGCCGATGGCCACGGCGCCATCATCCTGACCGATCAGTCGGATGCTGGCCGCGCCGCGATGCTCGGCATCCTCGACGGCCTGGCTGGTCCTCGCCGCCCCGTCCTGTCCGATCTGGAGAAGGCCCGCCGCGCCCGCGCTGACGGCCTGATCCTCTACGGCGAAGCCACGATGCTGGCCTGCGAGGCCAAGGACCGGGCCAACCCGTTTGCGCGGACGCCGATGACCGCCGCCGAGCGTCAGGCCGTGGCCGAGGCTCAAGCTGATCGGGTGGCGGCGTGAGCGTCGTCAGCGTCAAGGCGCACCTGTCCTGCGACGAGTGCGACGCCCGCTTCGTCGTCGAGCTGGACGAGGCCGCCAAGTGCGAAACGGTCTTCGCGGCCGTGGAGGAAGCCCTGCGCGGCGGCGCCGACGGCGGCTCCTACTACGACGACGTGATCAGGTGCGAGAAGTGCACCTCGGTCGAGGTGGCGCGCTACATCGCGGCTTACCCGAAGCGCATCAGCAGCATCAGCAAGTCGTCAAGCCGGGGCTGCTGGGTCGTCGGAACCTACGACGAGACCGAGTACGAGCTTCCGCTGGACGTCGAGCCCGATTTCGACCGCGAGATCGCTGACTACCCCACCGCCACCGTTGCGAAGACGGAGGCCGCCTAGATGCCCTCCCCCACCACCACCCAGACCCCGCGCACGAGCCCCAGCAAGGCAGCCCCCCGTGCGCGGCAGGGAGGCGGCTACCCCCAGCCGGCCGCCTCCCAAACCCACCTGTCCGAAGCGAAGCCGGACAGCAGGGGCGCCGCGGCCGTCTCCCTAACAGACGCGGCGCCCCGACCCTTTACCGCTGGCCGCCCGCCCGAAGCCACGGGCCCGCGCCCGGCGATCCGGCTGGGCGGAAGCCTCGCGGACTACGACAGGCTCTCCGACGCGCTGGACCAGTACCGCGCCACCCGCGAGCGGTCGGACTGGATCGCCCTGCGCAAAGCCGCCGGCGTCTGCGGATGCCCTGACGACGAGCCTCCTCTGACCTGGGCCACGCGCCGGGTCTCCACCTACCGGGACCAGCAGGTCAGCGGATTCAATTCCTACGAGCGGAGGGCCTGAGCATGGGTCTCGACATCACCTACTACTCGCGGCTGAAGCTCGACGAGACCGTCAGCGCCGATGACCGCGACGACATCTACGAAACGCACATGGTCGTCTACGCGAACTCCGACTTTCCGGGTCGGGCCGAGCCGCTCGTGAACCGAGGCTGCTACACCTACGAGGGCAGCGACGGCTTCAGGGCCGGGTCCTATGGCGGCTACAACAACTGGCGCGACTGGCTGGCGAAGATGGCCGGATATCCGGCAGTGCGACAGCCGGACGGTTACCGCTGTACCCACGCGGCCGGTGCCTGGGCCGCAACGTCCGGCCCGTTCTGGGAACTGATCAACTTCGCGGACAACGAAGGCACCATCGGCTCGGTCGCCGCGACGAAGCTCGCGGCCGACTTCGCCGAGTGGGACGAGCGCGCGAAGGCCGCCAGCGAGGCGGAGGGCGAGCCCTACTTCTACGAGAAGTACGTCGAGTGGCGGAAGGCCTTCGAGGCCGCCGCTGACGGCGGAGCGGTCGATTTCCACTGATGTCCGCCCTCCGCCACATCGCCCGCGAAGTCCTCGCCCTGTCCGCCATCACCGCCTTCCTCTGGCTGGTGATCGTGGTCGCGGCTGTCTCAACAAGCTGAAGGGAAGAACCTGTGAAAGAC